AATTCGTAGACAATGGACAAATAAACTTTTTGAACGAAGCCAAAAAGCCAGAAGGAGTTTACGGACATAATCCAAATGCCGAAAATCAAAAGATCAGAGGCATCGATTATGTAAACTACTATCAAGCTCAAAAAGGCATACACTATGAGCTCTCTAAGATGGGAGAAATCACAGATGAGAACTACAAAAAAGCTCGCAGAAAGGCAGTTGAAACAATACTTAAAAACCCAGACGCATATAAAGATCTACAAATAGCAAACTTCAAGCACATCAAAAAGCTTGATAAGGATCTTGAAATGAAGGAGGTTAAGAAAGATAACCACATTGACAAAGCAAACGGTCTAAAAGTCGTTAAGAAAGATGCACCAGCAAGTGCTAACGCATCAAAAAAGGAGTCAGCAAAGAAGCACAAAGTAGCTCAGATGACTCAAGTACCTAAGAAAGCTAAGGGAGTTGAGGTGATGGAAGTTCCCGGCAAAGAAAAAGTACTACAGGAAGGGATGAAAGGAAAGTTTCATTCTGATGATAATACCTACACCTACGATCACTTAATTAATACTGATTCTCCAAATAAAGAACAGCTAGCTAAAGTAAGAGCAGCTATTGAAGCTGACAAAAAAGAACTAGAGCAGAAAGGTAAAAAGGCTAAACTTGTTAAAGGTGATACAGTACCTTATCTAGAATTGATTGACAAAGTTAAAGCTCTCAAAGAACATATCTTGGAAGATCTCATGGGTTTCAACGAAGCCTTCGAAGACATCAACAAAGGATCTAGAGTAAGGAAGAAAAGTGTAACAGATTACGATGCTGCAAGTGTTGGAAATGTAGAAGATTTTGATGGTCACATAGCCATAGTCAAATGGGACAACGGTGAAACTGAGCATGTTCAGAAAAACGTATTGACTAAGAAAAGCATACCACAACATCCTGAAGCAAGAGAGAAGTTTGGAAACATTCCCGACAGTCCATACATGACAAAAGAGGATGAGTCTACTGAGAAGCATGATAGAATAAGTGAGTTAAAGGAGAAGCTTGTAAAGGCTCTAAAGAAGCTAAAAAAAGAAGGTGCTGTTGCCAAAACAGCGGATACTGATATAAACGTAGCTCTAGGTCAAAACCCAGCACAAGTAGCAAATACTGCAAGACAGATGGAAAAGCAACTGGGTCAGCAAATAAAAGTAACAGATACCAAAACAGGAGTAACTAGAAACGTATAATATGGCGAAACAAGTTCTCATAGAGCATATGTTTTTTGAGCCTGCTCCGCAGCAGCTTACCGAGGCTAGATACAATCCAAATAAGCCTTTTATTGTATCAGGCAAGGTGCAAGCAGCTAACAAACCTAATGCCAATAAGCGTATCTACGATTACGAGATATTAGCAAAGCAAGTACAATTGTACATAGATGGACCGATTAAGGAAAGAAGAGCATTAGGTGAATTAGATCATCCTGATTCTTCTGTCATAAACCTAAAGAACGTATGCCACAACATAACTAGATTATGGTGGCAAGATAAAGATCTATACGGTGAATTTGAAATCTTAGATACTCCCTCAGGTAACATACTCAAAGAATTATTTATAGCTGGAATTACTGTAGGTGTTTCTAGTAGAGCTTTGGGATCTGTAAGTCCAATAGGAGAAGGCCTTGTGACAGTTGAGGATGACTTAGAGATTATTTGTTGGGATTTTGTGTCTACACCAAGCACTTTTGGTGCTTACGTAAAACCAGTTTCAGGGCTGCAAGAGTCGTATAATCCACAATCAATAGGCAATCAAGATCGAGTAAATAAAATAATATCAGACATCATCTGCACACAATCAGGAGTGTGCTGTATAACTTAAGAACTATGAAACAATACATCAACGAAGTAAGAAAGATGCAAAAAATTGCTGGAATCCTTAATGAATCTCAAATAGAAATTGGAGCTAGATTTTTAGATACAGAAAAAGATCAGGTTATAACTATTAAAAAAATACTAGGTAACTCTGTTCACGTGGAGTCGGATAAACTCAAAGGACACGTGTGGCAGTGGCCAAAAGAGGAAGTTGAAAATCAAATTGACTCGGGAAGGTTACAAAAGCAAGAGGATCAAATAGATTAGAATAGCATAATAGTAAAAAAATGAAACACCAACTCAACGAAATAAAAAGACTGCAGGAACTTGCTGGAGTTGTTGACGAAAACGAAGTCAACTCTCTAGATGATCCGAACATCTACGACGATGTTCCGTCTGTACGGATTACTATCGACGATGAAGACGGCAGGCCTAAAATGTTTCTTGAACTGAGTGCATTTTTTCACGACGAAGGTGATGGTAAAATAGATCTGCTCAGAGATAATCCCATGCTACAAGAGTTGCTAATGCAAGCAATCCAGCAACAAGCTCAGAAGATGTTTAGGCATACGGTACACAGCGTACTTGGTAAGCCTTTCGGAATCAAGTAAATAGTTATCCTCAAAATTTTACGTTTTCAAGGGGGACGCACTATTTATGATAGTACGTTATTTTAATATGACGTCATAGTAATACTTTTACACTTATATTGCTACTAATTCTAATTAGCAATCAATCGAACCAAATTTAAGATGGAAAATCAAGAATTGTACAAACAAGCAATCCTTGATGCAAAGGCAGTTCGCGAGACAGCTATGGCAGCAGCCAGAACAACTCTTGCCGAGCATTTTGAGCCTTACATTAAGGAAACTATGGAAAAGACCCTCAAACAAGAAGAGATCGAAGAAACTTCTGAAATGGAAATGGAAGAAGCAGAAGATCCAACAATGGAAGGAATGAGTTATATGGACGAAAGTGCATTAGACGAGATTCTTGCTGAGTTGGATGCTCTCGAAGAAGCCAGCGACGATCAAATTGAAGAAGGTAAAGGACAAGGCATGACTGCAGGATATTCTGAAAAAGCTCATGTTGAAAAAGGTAAAACTGGCTACGATCATAAAGCTGGAAAATCATCTGGTGATCACAAACTTCACGAAGCCGACGACGAAGATGGCGATGATGAAGAGAAAGATGACGACGATGAAAAAGACAGCGCTCCTAAAGCTGCAAAAGCACCAGGAGCTGAAAAAGGACCTGCAGCAGATGTTGTAGATCTAACAGTTGCAGATTTCGAAGATATTATCAGAAGCGTAATCAGTCAATACCTCCCAGGTGCTGGTGAAGAGATGGGTGAACCACTCGATGCCGACACAGAAATGGCAGCAGACATGGGTATGGGTGGAGACGAAGAAGGTGGCATGCCAGCTGGTGATGACGCAGATCTTAGCCTCGACGAAATCCTAGCTGAGCTAGAAGCTGAAGAAAAGAAAATGGAAGAAGCTGCATCAACTCCAGGTAGCATTCAAAATGCAGGAGCTTATGAAGTTTCTCAAGTTGAAGAGATGAAGAAAGAATTGAACGAAGCAGTAAAGACCATTAAGGCTCTCAAAGCTGAACTCAATGAAACTAATCTATTCTCTGCTAAAATGCTCTATGTAAATAAAATCTTCAAGTCTAAAAACTTGACAGAATCACAGAAGAGAAAAGTTATCGATGCATTTGACAGGAACACAAGCATTAAAGAAGTAGAAAATACCTATAAGACCCTACTTGAGTCTCTTGCTAGCGATAGTAAGAAAGGTTCACTTAAAGAGTCTGTAGGATTTGCCTCAAAATCAATTGGCGGAGCACCAGCTAGGCCAATCGTAGAAGCTGATGCCTTCGTATCAAGGTGGCAGCAATTGGCTGGTATTAAAAAATAAAAACTAAAACACATTTAAAATGTCAAACCTCGTACAATCACTCCTAGAGAGTGCTAACCCGTACCAAGATCAACTTGGTGTTAGTCAGAGGCTTGCTAAGAAATGGTCAAAATCTGGTTTGCTCGAAGGTCTTAGAGACTACGATCGCAACAACATGGCCATTATCTTGGAAAACCAAGCCAAGCAACTCGTAATGGAACAATCAAGCACAGGCGGTAACGTAACCAACGGTGCAACCTTCACTCCCGGCAACGGTGAGCAGTGGGCTGGTGTAGCTCTTCCACTTGTTCGTAAGATCTTTGGACAGATTGCAGCAAAAGAATTCGTTTCTGTTCAGCCTATGAATCTCCCTGCAGGTCTAGTGTTCTATCTTGACTTCCAGTATGGTAACAACATTCCTAAGCCTTTCCAAGCCGGACAATCACTCTATGGTACTCTTAACCAAACCCTAAACAGCGGATTTGGTAACTTAGCAGAAGGTGGTCTTTATGGTCAAGGTCGCTTTGGATATTCTATCAACCAGTTCTCTGCATCTTATGCATCTGGTTCAACTACTGCAGCTCTTGCAACTTTCCAAGACGTAAACTTTAACTCTGCCTACTCTTCTTCTATTGTTGGTGGAACAATGATTAAAGTATTCGTTAACACTGGTTCTTTAAATCTTGACACCAATGGTGTTCGTGCATTCGAACTTTCTGGTTCTTCTGGTGGCGGTGGTGCTGTTAATCCTAACTCAGTAGTTTCTGATTTCACTCAGATTCAAGGTGCTAACTTGGTGTTCATCGTAAGTGGTTCTTCACTTGCTAACGTACAGCTTAGCCTTGCAACTGGTTCAACTTTGTTCTACAACAAAGCTACCAACTTCCAAACTCGTGGTGACTTCGAAGATGCTCCAAACGATACTCCAGCTCCGTTCTCTAATCCGAACGCTGCATCATCTGCTTCTATCGTTATCCCTGAGATCAACGTACAGATGAAGTCTGAGACTATTTCTGCTAAGACTCGTAAGTTGAAAGCACAATGGACTCCAGAATTTGCACAAGACCTTAACGCTTATCACAGCCTTGACGCTGAAGCTGAGTTGACTGGCATGCTTTCTGAGTACATCTCTCTTGAGATTGACCTCGAAATCCTTGACATGTTGATTGAGAACGCTCAAACTGTAGCTAACTGGTCTGCTCAAATTGGTAACCAAATCAATGCTGCTGGTACAGCTTACACAAGCAACACAGCAGGTGCTTACTACAATCAAATGTCTTGGTTCCAAACACTTGGTATTAAACTCCAAGCTGTATCTAACAAGATCCATCAGTTGACTCTCCGTGGTGGTGCTAACTTCCTTGTATGTTCTCCAACTGTAGCTACTATCTTGGAATCTATCCCTGGATTTGCAGCTGACACAGATGGTGCAGCAGATACCATGAAGTATGCCTTCGGTGTACAGAAGATTGGTGCTCTCAACAGCCGTTACAAGGTTTACAAGAACCCTTACATGACTGAGAACACAATCCTCATGGGCTTCCGTGGCAATCAGTTCCTTGAGACTGGTGCCGTTTATGCTCCGTACGTACCACTTATCATGACTCCTTTGGTGTACGATCCAAATACCTTCACTCCAAGGAAAGGTATTATGACTCGCTACGCTAAGAAGATGATTCGTCCTGAGTACTATGGTAAGGTATACGTAAGTGACCTTCAGGTAGCTCAAGCTAGCTAATAACAGATAGCTGATCATAACAAATAGCCGGTCCCGTAAGACCGGCTTTTTTGTTTTCTGCAATCTATTTATTCTAAAGGAACACATGCAAGATAAGCAAGCAATAAGGTTGCAAGAGTTAGCAGGATTGCAAGAGCTGCTCAACGCACCTAAATTGACAGGTAAAATAGAGTATGACGGCTACGAAATGGATACATTTAAGGTAGGTAGCAAGACTTACTACGGGCATCCTCGCAAGAAGGATACAAATGCAAACTACACAGACAAGAGATTAGTCTACAAAGAAGACGAATTAGAAAACCTAAAAGACGTCATACATCAGCTGAAGAAAGGCACCGATGTAGAAGATATAGATCTACCACCAAACGAATACATAAAGAATCCAGAGTTCAGAGGTTAAACTAAGTAGCTGGTCCAAACGACCAGCTTTTTTATTTACACTAACAAACTATTTATTTGCAAAGAACTGTTATATGAATCAACTAGCGGGGAAGGAAAAACGAAAGCCAAAGAACCCAGTAAAGTTTCAAATTCAACTAAATGAAGAACAAAAGGTAGCAAAGCAGTTAATACTTGATAACACCATAACAATCCTAACAGGTCAGGCTGGTTCAGGTAAAACGTTAGTTGCATGTCAAGCTGCACTAGATTCTCTTTTCAGTAGACAATTTGAGAAGATAATCGTAGCAAGACCAGTAGTTACAGCAAGAGAAGAGATTGGATTTTTGCCGGGTGGAATGAAAGAAAAACTTGATCCCTACATTGCACCCATCTACGATAACATGTACAGGTTGTATGATAAGAACAAGATTGATAGCTTGATTATGGAAGGGCAAATTGAGATTATTCCGTTTGCTTTCATGCGTGGACGCAACTTTTCCAATGCTTTTATCATCCTAGATGAAGCACAAAATGTGACAGATACGCAGATGGAGATGGCAATATCAAGGCTATGTGAGGGATCTAAGATGGTTATAGTAGGAGATGTTGGGCAGATTGACCTAAAAGATAAGAAAGAATCAGCTCTAATCTTCCTAAACAAGGCAGTGCCTGGTGCTGTTCACGGTGTGCAATCGATGCATCTGAAGCATAATCACAGGCATCCTATAGTAGAAGAAGTGTTAAACATATATAAACAACTACGTAACTAATGGCTAACCCAGTAATATACGACGGAAATCCGGGTCCTATCTCAGGTAGTACTCCATTTGGTTATTATGATAACGACTTGCAATACCAAGCGGACGGACCTAAAGTCGCTAATTACTGTGCAAGGAAGTTAGGATATCCAGTGCTCGATGTCGAGTTGGATGATCTTAACATATACGCTTGCTTTGAAGAAGCTGTATCGATATATGCAGAGGAACTCTACCAACTTAAGATCAAAGACAACTATCTTACCTTGGAAGGTCAATCAACAGCTTCTCTGCTTAACAACACAGTTGTAAGTCCAAACCTAACTAATACAATTAACATCTCAGAGACTTATGGTCAAGTGGCTGGAGTTGGTGGATTTGTTAATTGGAAGAGTGGTTCACTTGAGCTAACTGCTAGTTTGCAAAACTACGATCTATATGATTGGGCAGTCAATACTCAAGGCATGGCAATAACTGACAGACTTATAGTACAGAGAGTCATGTACCAAGCTCCCCCAGCTGTCTACGGATACGGGTACGGAGCTTATTATCCACAATTAGGCGGTGCAGGAGCATGGCCTGGTGATTGGGGTGGATACGGTATGGGAGCAGGTGTTGGACTAGGTGGCGGATCAAACAGTGTAACGCTATACCCAGTCTTCTGGGACATACAGAGAGTCCAAGAACTTGAGATGTCTAACACTGTCAGACTGCCTAACTGGTCCTTTGAACTGATAGGAACAATGCTTAGGATAATGCCTATTCCACTAGTAAATGGTAGGTATGTTTCCATTCAGTACTGTTTCCAATCTGATCTAATGAGCCTTACTGAGAATAGTCCTTACGGAGCCAATCAGGGGCTAGTAGCAAACCCAAGTCAGGCACCATACGGTAACATAACCTATACGCAGATAAATCAACCAGGAAAGCAGTGGATCAAAGAATACACAGCTGCACTTACTTCGGAACTACTTGGACTCGTAAGAGGTAAGTACACGACTGTAAACATACCTGGAAGCGATGTTACGCTTAATTACAGCGATCTCATATCAAGAGGTCAGACAATGACAACAGCACTTAGAGAGAAGTTGAGACAAGATCTAGAAGATATGTCTAGGCAAGCACAGCTTCAAAGAAAGCAATCTGAAAATGATTCGTTGCAAAGCACATTACTCAACATTCCATTACAAGTATACGTAGGATAAGATGGCACTATTTGGATCGATAAGAGACGCAACAATGCAGCTAGGTGTAGCAACTGAGTTTGTGGCTAATGTAGTGACACAACAGATAGGCTATTACCAGATCATACTCAAGGACTCACCAGCAAATGTGTATGGAGAAGCACTTGTAAAGAGCTACATTGGACCAGTATTGCTGAACTGTTTGATTGAGAGAGGAGACTTTACTACAACCAGTGATAACTTTGGACCTGATACAAGAAGGGAAGTGTCCTTTAACTTTCTAAGAGAGATGCTTGTGACAGCAAATGTAGTGCCAGTTGTGGGTGATATCATCATGTATAACGAACTCTACTATGAAGTTGATAATGTGAATGAGAATCAGTTTTTCCTAGGTAAAGATAACTCGTACGCCTACTCAACTGGACTTAATGAGTTTGGTCAGAGTTTTACTATAACATGTAACGCACACCTAACTTCACCAGAAAGATTGGGTATACAACAACAAAGATTGTAATATGCCACAACAAGTTAGACCACAGAACAGACGAGAGTTCCTCGATAAAGTCATCGTACCAACTGACCCTCAGTACGGTAATCCTAATATCATCTTCTCTGAGCCGTTTAAACCGGGTCAGCCTGAGTTCAATAGGGCATATGAGACAACCTACGATGAAGCACCAACCAAGAAGTTTTCAATAGGTTTAAAGGATGTTAACGAGGCTCTAGATTGGTATTTCAATCAGCATCTCAAGCTAGAAGTATTCCAAAATAATGATACAATACTGGTGCCTGTCATATACGGTACACCAGAAAAGTGGAAGTCAGTTCAGGCTGATGGTTACTATAGGAACAATGCTTCACAGATCATGTCACCTCTCCTAATGTATAAGAGAGCATCAGTGGAGCAGAATAGAGAGCTAGGCAACAAACTTGACGGTAATAGAGCGTATAATGTACAGCTTTTTGAAAAAGTCTTCAATAGGAGAAACATATACGATAACTTCTTCACACTACAAGGTCAGAAGCCACAGAAAGAATACTATGTGGTGGTCACACCTGACTACATAACAGCTACCTACGATTGTGTTATATGGACAAACTACGTAGAGCAGATGGATAAGTTGATAGAGTCTCTTAACTTTGCATCCAACTCTTACTGGGGTGATCCGTCCAGGTTTCAGTTTCTAACTAAGATTGAGACCTTCAATGATGTGCAGACCTATGAACAAGGGGAAGATAGGCTAGTTAAGACTGAATTTACTATGACTATCAACGGGTACTTAGTACCGGATAGTTTAAATGCATACCTAGCACAGTTGTCGAGTAAGACGTATAACATTTGTAAGATTGTCTTTTCAACTGAAATGGTACTATGAGTTCATTAGCCGACATAATAACTGAGATTAATTCGCTGACTGGGTACAATGTACCTACAGCAAGCGGTATCATCATAAGCTCATCAACAGTACTATCTAGTGGATCAGTGAATGAGATAGTTAATTACATAAACAGCATTACTGGATATAGTATTCCAGGCACAAGTGTCACCTATACAAGTGGATCCAATGTAGCAGGATCTCCAATAGTCTACCAAGTTCCAACACCGGTTAGTGGTACTATATCAAGAGATGGCATAGCACCAGGAAGAGTCATCAAAGCTGACCACATTTTGAGGATAATTGACGCTCTTGACGGTACTACTCCGAACCTTATTGTTATGTCTGGCAGCCTGCAAGTTACAGGTTCAACAAATCTATCAAGCAGTCTTACTGTAGGTGGTACAACTAACCTAAACGGACCGCTTAATGTGTACCAATTAGCCACATTCTTTGGCAATCTTCTAGCATCTGGGTCAGCAACGTTTGCTCAAGATCTCATACTACCATTTGTACCAAATCAGAATTTTATCGAATCTGTGTCAGGATCTATGCAAGGCACGGATACTGTCGATGGAGGAACGTTTTAAGTAACTATTTATTAGCGGCTTATATAAGCCCTAGCTAGTACATACTTTAAAGCGACCTACATATGGCAGTTAAGATAGAACTGAAACGCAGTGCGATACCTGGAAAAGTACCTACTGTTGATCAACTAGACCTCGGCGAATTAGCGATTAATACGTACGATGGTGCGATATACTTTAAACAGGACACTGGTGTTAGTCAGTCTATCGTTCAAGTAACAACTACGGGAGGTACTACGATATCAGCATCGTATGCTGTAACATCTTCCCACGCAATAACTGCCAGCTACGCTCTTAATGTACCAGACACAGCATCATTCTCAGTAAGTTCTTCTTACGCTCTCACAGCTAGTTACGCACTTAACGTGCCTGAGACTGCGTCATTTGCCATTAGTTCATCCTATGCTTTGACAGCAAGCTATGCTTTAAATGTACCTGAGACAGCATCTTTTGCTATTAGTTCATCTTATGCAATAAGTGCATCTTACGCAGTTAGTTCATCAAACGCTATATCAGCTAGCTATGCATTAAGTGGTAGTAATTCCATTAGTGCATCCTACGCACTCACCGCTTCCTTCGTCAATCCACTTAGGCAAAACGTACAGATTACAGGATCACTGTTCATAAGTGGTTCTCAAAATATTATAGGCTCAGGGTCGGATGTATTCTCAGTAGACGGTACATCAGGCAGGCTATTTGAGATAGATGATACACTATCAGGATCACTCTTCTCAGTCAACACAGTATCTGGTCTACCAATCATAGAGGCTTTCTCAGACAACACAGTTAGGATAGGACAGTACGGTACAAGAGCACTGTACGTTTCACAATCTGCTGTTGGTATTGGAAAGGAAAATGCACTCAACGGAAAGCTTGATGTGAGTGGTAGTACCTTCATGACAGGCTCACTCAATGTGAGTCAAGGCATTACGGGTAGCTTGTTTGGTACTGCATCTTGGGCACAGAATGCTCAAACTGCATCTTTTGTCTTGAATGCTGTGAGTGCATCGTTTGCAGCTACTGCATCAAGTGCAGATAACTTCTTTATTAGGCAAAATCTAACAGCAAGCAACGCTCTTATCAGCGGTACAATCACTGCACAGACACTTGTTGTGCAAACAGTTACATCATCTGTCATCTACTCATCAGGCTCAAATGTGTTTGGTGATAGCTTATCAGATGTTCAGCAGATGACCGGATCAGTAAATATAACTGGTTCTCTCAGTGTTAACGGTGGATCTGTACCACTTGGATCTGGTGTTGCTGGTCAAGTGGCTGTTTGGTCAGGCAGTAGTAGTGTAAGTGGTAGTAATAATTTATTTTGGGATAGGACTAATAGTAGGTTGGGGATTGGTACTAGCACACCTGGTAATCATAAAGTGTACATACAACATGATTCAACTGGACCTAACTTCTACGATTTCTCTTCGTTGTTTATTAACGGTAACGGTTCAAATGTTTATATAAAAGCTGGAACTAACGGCTCTACAGCTGGCGTATCTAGCCTATATTTAGGAAACAGTACTGGTGTTATCCTAACTATATCAGGTGAATCCACCAACTCTATAAAATTCTACCACGGCACGACTTCCAACTTCATGTACTACCAACCTGGTGGATACAACATGTTTAGGTTAGGATTAACAGAACCAGCTACTTCAGTCTTCAGACAAGCTGTGATATCATCTTTCGGACAAGCAGGAAGAAACGTATTATCAATCTACGGAACCACAAGTCAAACAGGAACACTCCTCGACATACATGCTAACGATGCAGACACTTCCAGGGTATTTCAGTTAAATGCCAACGGTAACTTAATGCTTCAAAATGGAGGCACATTTACTGACACCGGAGAACGTCTTCAAGTATCAGGCAGTGCAAAGATAACAGGCAATACTGTTATTACAGGTTCCCTAACCGTACTAGGCGGTATCACTGGCTCACTATTCGGAACAGCTTCTTGGGCACAAAACGCAGTGACAGCATCTTTTGTAGCAAATGCTATTAGTGCATCATACGCAGCCACTGCATCAAGTGCAGACAGCTTCCTCATAAGACAAAGTCTCACTGCATCACAAGCACTCATATCAGGCTCAGGTACACAAAGACTAACAATTGTAGGTTCAGGTTCAGCACAACCACTCTTCACAGTACAAGGCTCACAAGGAGGACTATTCTCAGTAACAGATAGCCTATCAGGATCACTCTTCACAGTTAGCGATGTTTCAGGATTGCCTATAATGGAAGTGTTCTCTGATAACACTATCTTGATGGGTAACTACCAAGATCCTATGTTGTTGACTACAACTAGGGCAACTTCAACAGTCGGAGTAAACGTTATCTACAACCTACCTACAGCATCTTACGATGCAGTGTACGTAGATTACGCAATTAGGTCGGGTTCTAACGCTAGAGCTGGTAACTTTATGGCGTTGTGGAGTGGTAGCCAAGTAAACTACGTAGACAATTCAACTACCGACTTTGGTAATACGTTTGGATTTGTGTTCGGAGCATCAATCTCAGGTAGTAACATGGTGGTGACCGGATCAGCAACAACGGCAGGTTGGACTATAAAAACAATTGTAAAAGCAATATAAAAAGAGATCTATGGCACTTAATAGCAATTTGAGAACGGTTACGGATGGATTAGTTTTGTATTTGGATGCTGCTAACACGAAATCATACGTCAGTGGTTCTACAACCTGGAGCGATATGAGCGTATCAGGAAGGAATAGTACACTAATAAATGGTCCCACCTTCAGTACTACTAACGCTGGCAGAATCGTGTTTGATGGTGTAGATGATTATGCGTATAGTGGTACTTCGGTTTTAGGTGATACTACCACTACCTGTACATTGGAAATGACGTGCATATTCTCTTCTCTTCCCAACTACTCAGCACTTTTTTATATAGGAACATCTCAATTTAACCACAATCTACCGTACGTATGCTTTAGTTCTTTTTCAAGCCAATTATACTTTAGTGTAGGTAGTTACTCAAGTGGCACAAGACTCACTAATAGTGCAACATCAACCATTACAGCTAATGCCTGGCATCACTGCGTTGGTACAATGGGAGGAGGAGTTTTGAATTTGTACATAGACGGATCTTTCAGATCTTCCTACACACTAGCAGGAGGTTTCACCAGTCCTTTAGGTGGGTTGGTAACTGCAATCTATGGAGGCATAGCTCTTACGAACTACACTGCGGGATCTGTCGGTTTAGCAAAAGTATACAACCGAGCTCTCTCGGCAACAGAAATTACACAGAACTACAACGCGGTAAGAGATCGCTATGGCATCTAATTACAACACTCACACAAAACAACAATCTATGATATATCAAGTACAAATGCAGTTTATACCAGGATCCGACGCAATATGGGTAGCAAGACTCAATCCCGACGATCCAGTCTATGAATACGACAACGAACCAGAAGCTCAAGCAAAGGCAGATGAGCTTCAAGCTCAAGATCCTACCGGAAGAGTGTATAGAGTTATGGCTATTTAGACTATTTATATCTGAACCAAACCCCACCTTAGGGAGAGTGAACTAAGGAAGAGTATACATGGCCAACGAATTTGTCGCCCGGTTAGGGCTTATTTCAAACTGTACCCTCACGGTTACAGGATCTTCAACACTTTACGGAGTAATTTGTGGTGGTACCAATCCAATAGTAGCTGGCGATGGGTCTGCTGTGTTGAATGGTTGGAGCAACAGTGCAATAGGTAGCGGTTCCATAGTAGGTAGCGGTTGCCAAAACATAGCATCAGGCTCATGCTCAGCAGTAGTAGGTGGTAGATTCAATACTGGTTCAGGTGGATTTAGCTTTGTAGGAAATGGCTATGGTAACATAGCATCAGGTAGTTACACAGCAATAGTAGGCGGTCTAAACAACACAGGCTCAGGAGCATTTGGTTTTATAGGTGGTGGCAACAACAATAAGATAATTTACAACACAACAAGCGATGCTTGTTATGTAGCTATAGGTGGCGGACTCAATAACACAGTATGCTCTAGATACAGTGCAATATTTGGCGGTGTCAACAACACAATAGGCATTGAAACAGATGCATCAACTATTGTTGGAGGTAATGCTAACCAAGTAACAAGTGCAGGATACTCGTTCGTAGGTGGTGGTGGAAACAACCTAAGCACTGGTTACTACAGCTTTGTAGGAGGTGGATGCGGTAATAGAATTAGCATAGGAATATGTGCATACGGTGTTATAGTAGGTGGTGCTGGAAACTGTTTAGTAATAAACAACAACTCAGCTATTGTAGGAGGTCAAACAAACTGTATAGATGGTAACTACAGCTTTATAGGAGGTGGTGCTGGAAACAGAGTTATAGCAGCATCAGGATCAATAGTAGGTGGTTTTTCTAATATAGTAAGTACAGCTGGATGTGCAGGATTCATAGGTGGTGGTCAGTCTAACACAGTCAATAGCACTGCAGCAGTAATTGGAGGTGGTCTTTCGAACAGTGCAACAGGAATATACTCAATAGTAGCTGGAGGTGCTAGTAACATAGCAAATAGCTCCTACGCAGCAGTATTAGGCGGTACATTAAACTGTGCAACAGAATTTTACTCGACAGTATCAGGTGGCTACAAAAGTTGTGCAACAAATCAATTTTCTTTTGTTGGTGGTGGTCGTATTAATGTAGTTAGCGGTAACTCGGCAGGTATAGTAGCAGGACGCTCAAATGTAGCTAGTGGTCAATCTTCTTTTATCGGTAGTGGATTTAGCAACTCAGCATCAAACTGTTACGCAGTTGCAGTAGGAGGTTCAGGAAGCTTAGCATCAGGAATTGGCAGTTTTGTAGGTGGTGGATTTAATAATAGAGCAACATCAGCTTGTTCGGTAGTAGTAGGCGGTCAACAGAATACTGGCTCAGCAGCGTGGACCTTTGTAGGAGGAGGTATATCAAACACAGCTTCTAACACATATGCATTTGTAGGAGGAGGTTTTTGCAACGTTTCTAGTGGTTTATACGCCACTGTCACAGGAGGTCAATTCAATACAGCTTCATTCGGTTTTGCTTTCGTAGGAGGTGGATGTCGCAATGCAGCAACAAGTTACGCATCGTTTGTAGGAGGTGGTGATGGAAACACTGCATCGGGATATAGAAACGTCGTAGTAGGTGGTGCTGGCAACACTGCATCGGGATACAGAGCAGCAATAGTAGGAGGTTCTGGAAACACTAACACAGGTACAAATTCGTTTGTAGGAGCTGGTGCACAGAACAATGCAGGTGGTCTATGGTCAGGAATCGTATTGGGAAGGTTGAACTGTACTTGTACATCATCAACAGCATCATTCATAGGTGGTGGTCAAAACAATACAGTAAGCAACGTACTACAATCTTCCATCGTAGGTGGAGGTTCAAACTCAGTAACTGCTACTTTAGGATTTATAGGAGGTGGTGCAGAAAATACAGTAGCAGCTGAAACTGGATCGATTGTAGGTGGTAGGGGCAACGTAATTTGCATAGGAGGCTCAGGATCATTCATAGGAGGTGGTCGAAGTAACGTAATCAGCTCATGTCTTGCAGCAATAGTAAGCGGTCTTACTAACACAGTATCAAATTTTTACGGTTTTATAGGTGGTGGTACGAGCAATACAGTATCGGGGTATCTTGGTGCTGTTCTAGGAGGAGCCAGCAACCAAGCCACAGCAGGGTATTCAACAGTAGTTGGCGGTCAAAGCAACTGTGCAGTTGGACAGAAAGGATTTGTAGGAGGTGGTAGGTGTAACAGAGCATCAGGATTTGCAATTGTGGGTGGTGGTTGCTGCAACTCAGCATCAAACTATTACACAGCTATACTAGGAGGTAGACAAAATACTATAACAACGGGTGGCAACTGTTCAATTATAGGCGGCGGTGCTTTTAATACAATAGCAGCCTATACTGGATCAATAGTAGGTGGAGATAGAAACCGCATCTGTGCAGCTGCATGTGGTGCATTTATAGGTGGAGGTCAACAGAACACCGGTTCCGGTGTACTAACCTTCATAGGTGGTGGTCAGCAAAATGTAGCTGCTGGTGCCCTTAGTTTTGTAGGGGGTGGTCAGCAAAATGTAGCTACTGGTATCCTTAGTTTTGTGGGGGGTGGTACTTTTAATACTGTAGCAGCAGCAACTGGCTCAATAGTAGGCGGTGAACGCAACCTCATAACATCAACAGGATGTGCAGCATTCATAGGTGGTGGTCAACTGAACACAGGCTCAGCAGCATGGAGCTTTATAGGTGGTGGTTTTAACAACTATGCTTTAGGACAAGGAAGCTTTATAGGTGGAGGTGGCTCTAATCTAACATTTGGTTCAGCAACATCAGCCTCAGTAGTTAGTGGTACGTGCAACTGTGCACAGGGAATTGCAAGTATTGTGGGTAGTGGATGTCTAAACAAAGCTACAGGTACAAATACCGGTGTATTGGGTGGTTCAGGCAATACTGCATCAGGTGCTTGTTCTACTGTAGTTGGTGGTAATGGCAACGTTGCAAGCGGTGGATATAGCATAGCAGGATCAGGTTTAACAAACAGTGCATCAGGATATCTATCAGCATTGCTTGGTGGTGAAAGTAATACATCAGGAGGTTCTCGAAGTGCAGTATTAGGAGGTCGCTCAAACAGTGCTAGTGCTTATCAATCAGTAGCAGTTGGAGGTGGAACTAACTGTGCAACAGCAACTGCTGCTGCAGTAGTAGGAGGCTCTTTGAACACTGTTTCTGGAGCTTGTAGCTTTATAGGGGGTGGCACACTCAACACACTAAGCGGAATAGGAGGTGTTATTGTAGGAGGCAGCTCTAATACAGGTTCAGCTAATTTAGGTTTCATAGGAGGTGGTGGTGGTAATGTAGTATGTAACTCCTACGCTACAGTACTAGGTGGTGAAAATAACCGAGCCATGGCCAGCCGTTCAACTGTAGGAGCTGGTAGTGGTAACCTTGCATCTGGAAGCTACTCAGGAGTCTTCAGCGGTCAAAACAATAACGGATCAGGTTCATATAGCTTCATAGGAGGTGGAGTTAGCAACGTAGCATTAACTGTATCAGTTGTAGCTGGTGGAGGTCAAAATACAGCATCAGGTGGTTATGCAATCATAGGAGGCGGTAAACAAAACTCACTATCAGGTGACTACGCATCTATACTAGGAGGTACTATAAATGCAGTAACAGCTATTCACGGATTTGTAGGAGGAGGCTGTAGAAATACAGTGGCAGGACCAAGCGGATCAATAGTCGGTGGTTCTAGAAACTGCATTACTACTGCAGGAGTTGAAAGCTTCATAGGTGGTGGTTATGGTAACTGTACAACAGCAGCTTGTACAGCAATCTTGGGCGGTGGATTCAACACAGCATCAGCAGCTTTTGCAGGTGCATTTGGCTGCAACTTGAATGCAAGTCAAGCTTGCCACTTCTACGTCAACAACTTATCAGTACCAGGCAACCTAACCGGTTCTAACATGGTACTTAGCGGTAAGCTAACAGTATGTCAGATAGAAGTACAAATCTTATCATCATCAGTAAGCTTCTTTACAGGATCTACAATCTTTGGATCTTGTTTAACAAATACACATCAGTTTACAGGATCAGTTAGTATAACTGGAAGTTTGAGGACCTGCGGTCCAGTTTGCTTTACGCAAACTATGGCTGTAGGTAGCGGATCTACTGCATCAGGAACTTATAGCAGTGTTGCAGGTGGTTTATCAAACACAGCATCAGGCAACTGTTCACACGTGGGTGGCGGTAGAGCTAATACGACATCAGGTGGATTTAGTACTGTAGGTGGTGGTTTTTCAAACAGCTCATCTGCAAACTATGCAACTACAGCAGGAGGTATTGGTAACAGAGCAGCTGGTGATTCTTCCTTCGTAGGTGGTGGTGGTAGCAACCTCGCATGTGGCAACTGTTCAGCAGTCGTAGGAGGTAGCCTTAACAGTGGATCAGCTGCTTTCACATTTGTTGGTGGTGGTTCTGATAACAGAGCGACTGCATTTGCATCAGCGGTTGTAGGTGGTCAAGTTGGTCTAGTAAGTGGAGAATACTCAACGATATCAGGAGGATATAGAAATACTGTAGCTGGGTGTTTTGGATTCGTAGGAGGTGGGTATGAAAATACCGTATCAGCGCAGACTGGATCAATAGTGGGTGGTCGTAGTAACTGTATCTGCATAAGTGCGAGTGGATCATTCATAGGTGGCGGTCGAAGTAACATAGTCAGAGGACTCCTCGCATCGGCAGTAGGAGGTGTAGGCAACTCAGCATCGGGATCATACAGCTTTATAGGAGGTGGTAGTAGTAATGTAGTTGAGAGTTGTGGTGGAGCAGTTGTGAGTGGTACAGGTAACATTATACGAGCTGTAGTAGGAGGACAAGGATTTATAGGAGCAGGTGCTGCTAATACGGTATCAGGATGCAGAGCAATAATAGGTGCTGGTGTCGGTAACACAGCATCAGGAGATGATAACGTTATAGGAGGTGGCTTTTACAACACAGTAAGCAATTACCAATCAGTTGTAGTAGGTGGCTATCAAAACGTAGCAAGTAATACAAGAGTATTCATAGGTGGCGGTCAAAACAACTTAGCTTGTGGTAGTTTATCAGTTGTAGCAGGTGGTCAGCTAAATACTGGATCAGCAAATTTAACATCTGTATTAGGAGGTTTTGGTAATCGTGCAACAGCTGCAGGAGCAGTTGCTGTAGGTGGTTCTTCAAACCAATCCGCAGGTGCATCCGGATTTATTGGTGGAGGCTTCAACAACACAGTATCAGCACCCACTGGTTCAATAGTAGGTGGTGCCTTTAACTGTCTTTGCACAGCAGCATGTGCAGCATTTATAGGAGGTGGCCAACAAAACACTGGTTCAGGTGTAATGAGCTTTATTGGTGGTGGAATTTGCAATGTAGCATCAGGCAACTGTTCAACAATAGTAGGCGGTCAACAGAACACTGGTTCAGGCATATTCAGCTTTATGGGTGGCGGTGGGAGAAATGCTGCATTAGGTGCCTGCTCTACAGTAGGTGGTGGTGAAATAAACATTGCAGGCAATCAACTATCAACAGTATCAGGCGGGTATAGAAACTACGCATGTGAATATGGTGCTACTGTAGCAGGTGGTATAACAAACTGTGTATGCGGTTACATAGGAACTATAGCAGGTGGATTTGGAAATGCAGCATCAGGTTCTTATTCTTTTGTAGGAGGAGGTAGACAAAATCTAGCGTTAGCAGCATCAAGTTCTATAGTAGGTGGTTGTAGTAATACAATCTGCATAAGTGCAAGTGGATCATTCATAGGTGGCGGTCAAAGCAACACAGTATCAGGACTACTGTCAGCAGTGGTTGGTGGTCAGAGTAATCTAGCATCAGGATCTCATAGCTTTGTAGGAGGAGGATCTAGTAATGCTGTTCGCACTTGTTTCTCATTCATAGGAGGTGGTACTGGAAACTCGATAACAACAAGTTGCTGTTCAGTAATTGTCGGTGGTCAAAACAACACTATCAGCGGTGATTTCTATCAAAACTGGCACTTTATAGGTGGTGGATTTGGAAACTCGATAGCTGGTGGAACCAATAATAGGTACGGTAACATTATTGTAGGTGGCTGTCTTAACAGTACTAGTGGTTACAATAGTGTAATAGTAGGAGGACACTCAAATACAATAAGTGGAACACAATCAGATACTGTAGGTTCAGTGATAGGTGGTGGTTGTTTCAACACTGTTAGTCTACTAGGTGCGATCTTCAGTGGTCATAGAAACTGTGTAATAGGTGTAAACTCTCAGGGAGAAGTAGGCGGTATCTTTGGTGGTGCATACAACACAGGATCTAATAGAAGTCACATCGTAGGTGGCTGTAATAACTCAGCAACTGGATGTAGATCTTTCATCGGATCAGGTACACGCAACTCAGTGTCAGGGTACGCTTCATCAGTAGTAGGAGGTTATCAAAACACCGGTTCTGCTAGCAACGTATTCGTAGGAAACGGAGCATTTAACGCAGCAGCTGCAACATACGCAGTCGTAGGAGGCGGTCAAGGCAATAGAGTACTAGGAGAAACCGGCTCAATAGCAGGCGGTTGGGGTAATACAATATGTCTTGCTGGTAGCGGTTCATTCATAGGAGGTGGTCGAGTAAATACTATAACAGCACAGCTATCAACAATAGGAGGTGGTGTTAATAATACTGGTTCAAACTCTTATACGTTTATAGGTGGTGGTGCAAGTAATACAGCAACTGGTCTATTTGCATCAGTCGTAGGAGGAGGTAGTAACTGTTCTGCATGCAACTTCGGTTTTGTAGGAGGTGGTCAAAATAACTGGTCAATAGGAAATGAATCAACTATATCAGGTGGATATTGTAATAGGATATTAAACACAGTATCAACATTTATAGGAGGTGGTTTCAAGAACTGTGTTACATCAGGACCCTACTCAGCTGTAGCAGGTGGTATTTTAAACACGATCACAGTAAGAGATTTTAGAAACAGTGCAATAATAGCTGGAGGATCTACTAACACTGTAACAGCTGGTCTTAGTTTTATAGGCGGAGGTTGCACGAATACAGTAGCAGCAGAAACAGGATCAATAGTAGGTGGTGCTAGTAACACAATCTGCATAAGTGCAAGTGGATCATTCATAGGTGGTGGTAGAGGTAATATAGTGTCAGGACAGCTAGCAGCAGTGGTAGGTGGTCAAAGTAATACAGCATCGGGATCTAATAGTTTTGTAGGAGGAGGTTTAGCTAATAATGCAGCAGGTGCAGTATCTGTCGTAGGTGGTGGATGTGGAAATCGAACAAGTAACACCTACACAACTATTGCAGGAGGACTTATTAACACAACTAGCGGATACGGAGATACTATAGGTGGTGGTTATTTAAACATCACAGCAAATAACAACTATCAAGGAATCTTTAGTGGATATGGTAATCAAACTACAGGTTCTTATAGTGCAGTACTAGGTGGTCTTCAAAACAGAGCAGCAGGTACAGCAGCAGCAGTAGGAAGTGGTTATTACAATGTAGCAGGTGGTTCTCACTCGTTTATAGGAAGTGGTAGAAACAACACTGCTAGCGGAACTTGCTCAACTATATCAGGTGGATACTTCAACGTCGCAACAGGCAACCATAGCTTCATAGGAAACGGTGCTTATAATAGCAACGTAGCATTAGGAGGTTTCATAGGAAACGGCTTTGAAAACTGTCTTACATCTGCAGCAGTATCATCCTCAGTAGTAGGCGGTGCTGATAACTGTGTTACAGGATGCTTTGCATTCATAGGAGGCGGTTGTCGAAACACTGGTTCAGGTGTATTTAGCTTCGTAGGAGTTGGTAACAACAACAAAGCACTAAGTAACCATGGCCTAATAGTAGGAGGTAGAAACATTACCGTATCAGGAACTTATGGAATAGTAGGAGGTGGTGAAGGTAACTGTGTAACAGAAGTTTACGGATCTGTTTTTGGTGGTCTAACTAACTGTGTGATTGCTACTTACGGTTTTGTAGGTGGTGGTACTACCAATACGGTAGCAGGACAAACCGGCTCAATAGTAGGTGGTCACAGTAATAGAATTTGCATCGGAGCATCCGGTTCATTTATAGGTGGTGGTCGCTCAAACGTTGCATTGGACGGCATTGAAACAGTTATAGGAGGTGGCACAACTAACTGCACTAGTCAAAGATGGTCAGCAGTTGTAGGAGGTAACAACAACATCATAGCTAACTCAGCTGCATGTGCAAGTTTTATAGGTGCTGGTATCAGTAATATAATCTGCTGTGGATACAGTGTTATAGGAGGTGGATTTACGAACACAGCAATCCAGATGGGTAACGTCATTGCAGGAGGCTTCAATAACTCAAACAGCGGTGCATACGGTGTTATAGGAGGTGGTTGTTTGAATGTGGTTACTGCAACAGCAGCTACAATAGCAGGTGGTGTTAGGAACTGTGCAACAGCAGCTTGCTCAGCAATCTTGGGTGGTAACTTCAACACAGCATCAGCAGTATTCGCAGGAGCTTTTGGATGCAACATCAACGCAAATGTGGCTTGTCACTTCTTCGTTAATAACCTCTCCGTAACAAATAACGTAACAGGATCAAACGCCTGCTACACAGGCACAGTATCAGCAGCCTGTTTGATAGAAACATCATCAGAGAGGTATAAAGAGTGTATCAGACCTATAGGCTACAACACTGAAACTGTACAGCAACTTAATCCAATCCGCTTCCAATGGAAAGACAAAACCATCAGCAAGGATGACCAGTTAGGTCTCATTGCAGAAGAAGTGCAGAAGATAATGCCGGAAGCAGTGATCTTGAATGATAAAGGTGAAGCAGAAGGTATCTCATACACAAAACTTGTACCGGTTCTAATCAAAGCAGTACAAGAGTTAGAGCAAAGAGTTGTATATTTAGAGAGTAAACTAAAATAAGAGTATGGCATTTTCAAATGGTTGGAGAGGTCCTGATATTGTAGCTGATGGCTTGGTGTTGTATCTTGATGCAGGATCACCTAATTCATATAGGACTGGCTTTGGCACTACATGGAAGGATATTAGTGGGTTTGGGTATAACGGAACGTTGACTAATGGTCCAACTTTCAGTTCTGCGAATGGAGGTAGTTTTGTGTTTGATGGGACAGATGACTATGCCCAGTTTACTAATCCATCTAACCTACAAGCTCAGAACCTGACTATCTCATTGTGGGTTAATCCTGCTAGTGCAACTAATGTGATTACTAGCCTTATAGACTACGATCATGCAAGCCTTCCTGTTCAAGGCTGGGTAATACAATCTGAAGACGCAACTTCAAACAGATACTACTATTTTGCATACTATGATGGAACTAAATACGAACCAGCTACAGGTATAGGAGCAGGAAAAGGTGTACAATTAACAAATTCGACGTGGCAAAATCTAACATTCACTAAAAGTGGGACGTCTGTTCTAGGATACTTGAACGGAACTCAAACATTCACTTCCACTGCAGGAAACGCTACTATTTCATACCTACCCAGTAGGAATTTAAGAATTGCAAACGTTATTTCTACTGCATCTGGCGTTGGTAATCGCTCTTATAACGGACAAGTGTCAACAACACAAATCTACAACAAAGCTCTTTCAGCCTCAGAAGTACTCCAAAACTATAACGCAACTAAAACCCGATTCGGATTATAATATGTCAGTAGCAGGTGGACCAGATACAATACAAGATAGTTTAGTGTTATCACTAGATGCAGCAGACAGGAATAGTTATCCAGGATCTGGTGCAACCTGGTTTGATTTGAGTGGGAATGGATATAATTTTATTGGCAATGGAAACTATGGATTCTCGAATAACGCGATCCTATTCAATAGGGATAACGCTGCTAATACAGGTACTGTCTTTACACTTTCAAATATAGCTAACCAATTAAAGATAGAAAATTTTTTAGCAGGCAGTTGTACAATTGAAGTTTGGCATGTACCTCAAACTCTAAATAGCTCTAATTTTGATGCAAACGAAGTCATATCAGGAGTTGTAGTTTGGCCAGGATTTCATAATGGTATGGTTTTTAGTTCAACAAGCTACCAATTTACTTTATGGAACTCAACACAAACTAATGCTTTTAATATGGTTTCCACAAGTAGCATTTCTCTACCTTCCGTTACTTCATTTAATCAAATGATAACGTCTATTGATAGGAGTAACACAACTTCATACATATATAGAAACGGTACGCAAGTTTACAGCACCGGATCTATACCAACTCTACCTTCAATGACTTCAGCTCAAAGTCTTCCTACAAACACACTTAACATCGGAGCAGCAAGAAACTCAGGAACCTTTAGATGGTTCTACACAGGAAGTATAGCTATAGTTAGGTTATACAACCGAGCTCTCTCAGCCTCAGAAATCGCTCAAAATTACAACTCAACTAAAACCCGATTCGGACTATAAACTATGGCTACACAATACGCAAATGGAAAGATCGTTACGGATGGTTTAGTATTGTCACTAAATGCTGCGGATAGAAATTCATATCCAGGCAGTGGTACTACTTGGACTGATATGTCGGGTAATGGAAATAATGGTACCTTGACTAACGGTCCCACTTTTAGTTCTGCGAATGGCGGTGCGATTGTGTTTGACGGAACTAACGATTATGTGGCTACGGCTGGTATCAGTGCAACTGTTAGTGAACTTACAATTGCTACCTGGCTTTTTGTAACAGAACCTCAACCAAACGAGTATAGTTCTATTGTCTTTTCTAGGAGTGGTAATATTACAGGTTTACATTTTTTAGGAATAGCCTTTGGAGGAAACGGGTACAAGCTAAGCTACACCTACAACGGCAGTGGCTATACTTGGGGAGGCGCACCTGCAGTTACTCCTTCAGTCTGGAATAGTGTAACACTTGTTTTCAGGAGTACAGGAGCATTCTTTTACATAAACGGACAGTTCTCAGCATCAGATTTAGCGAGTTTAGCAGCAACAAACCTAGCAGCTCTCCAGATAGGTAGAGACTCTGGTACGTTTGGTAGATACTATAAAGGTAATCTTGCAACAACTCAAATCTACAACAGAGCCCTCTCAGCCTCAGAAATCACACAAAACTACAACGCACAAAAATCACGATACGGACTATAAAACAATATAACTATGGAAGAAACGCAATACGACAACAGAGAATTTATGATATTCGCTGTATCTGAACTAGATCAAATCGACTTCACACAGGTCTTGGAAACTAGCATAGATACTGTTAGAAAGTCTGTGGACGGTCTCAAGACTTTTGTGAAGTGGGATGGTCTAAGTATCCCAAGCTCGGTAGAAGCACTGACAACAAAGGAAGGACCCTACACATACAACGAAATACTCACCATCCTAGCAACACCGGAGTGGACAGATCCTAATCCAATCCCATAATTCTTGCAAGCCTTTTACCGACTCTTACCTATTTATATGTAGGTGATTTCTAAGTAAAACAGCAAGAAATATATGGCATACTTACAGTGTACGGTCATTACTGGGTCTCAAAATGTATTGAGTGTTATAGGTTCAGGTAGTGCCACGACATCTTCTTTGTTATCTGTCGATGGAAATAGCGGAAGGCTGTTCCAAGTAACCGACACATTATCTGGTTCTCTCTTCTCTGTCAATACAGTATCGGGTCTACCCGTAATAGAGGCATTTTCCGACAACACTGTCCGCATTGGACAGTACGGTCAGAAGGCACTTTTTGTATCACAATCCAAGGTAGGAGTTGGCAAGGAAGACTCACTTAACGGAACACTAGACGTATCAGGCAGCTTAACTGTTACCGGATCAACCAATATCAACGGTAATCTCACAGGATCTAATGCTCTTTTGACAGGAACTTTGACAGTGAACACGATCAATGTCAGCATACTGTCATCTTCAATAAGCTTCTTTACGGGTTCTACGATATTTGGATGCTCAATTTCCAATCAACATCAATTTACGGGATCTGTTAGCATAACAGGAAGTTTAAGAACATGCGGTCCCATGTGCTCCACTACAACAATGGCAATAGGTAGTGGATCTACAGCATCAGGCATCTACAGTAGTGTAGCAGGAGGTAGATTGAACACAGCATCAGGAAACTATTCACATATAGGAGGCGGTAGTGGTAGCCTAGCATTAGGTGTAAATTCGTTTATAGGCGGTGGTCAGTTTAACTGTATTCCTGCCGGTGGTCAATGTGCAGTAATAGGAGGCGGTCAATACAACACTGGATCGTCGGTGTTAGGTTTCATTGGTGGTGGTACCAATAACAATATGTCTTGTTTTTACGCTGTGATTGGAGGTGGTATATCAAATACAACAAGTGGATACGGCTCAGTAATCGCAGGAGGTAACATAAACAATAACTCAGGTAGATGGGGATTCTTAGGTGCTGGACGCTCAAATCAGCTATCAGGAAACTGTACTGCTATCGTTGGTGGTGGTAGTAACACGGTTAGTGGATTCTACAATGCAATAGTAGCAGGATGTGCTAATACTGTTAGTAATAGTGGTAGTTTCATTGGTGGAGGCTTTGGTAACACGGTATTAGCAGATACCGGATCAATAGTAGGTGGTCGTAGTAATATAATCTGCTTAGGTGGCTCCGGTTCATTTATAGGTGGTGGCCAAAGTAATACAGTCTCCGGTAAGTGCAGTGCGGTAGTAGTAGGTCAGCTTAATAGTGCTACTGGTGAAAATGGATTTGTAGGCAGTGGTTATCAAAACTCATTCACTGGTTTTAGAGGTGGTATTGTAGCTGGTCAGCAAAATACGTTATCATCCGTTTACGGATTTATAGGTTCAGGTCTCTCAAACGTAGTTGCAGCTAGTTCTACCTCAATAATAGCTGGTCAAAATAACTGTGCTATTGGAGCACTTTCCATTATAGGAGGTGGTAACTTCAACAGAATGTCAGCTAACTGCGCAGCAGTAGTAGCTGGTACGTACAACACGGGTTCAGGAGCAGGCAGCTTCATAGGTGCTGGTAGTGGAAGTGTGGCAGCAGGAGCTCTAACATTTATAGGAGGCGGTCAATTTAACTGTGCATCAGCTAACTATGCAGCAGTAGTAGGAGGCTTTCAAAATACAGGTTCAGGTACGTTTAGCTTTGTGGGTGGAGGCGGTGGAAATACTGCAGCAGGTGCATGTTCTACAGTAGGCGGTGGTGAAATAAACATTGCAAGCAGCCAGATATCAACGGTATCAGGTGGATATAGAAACTATGCAGCAAGCTACGCTGCAACTGTAGGGGGTGGATTGCTAAACTGTGCATGTGGATACAACGGAACTGTATCAGGCGGATACAGAAACTCAGCATCAGGAAGCTACTCTTTTGTAGGAGGAGGTAAGCAGAACCTAGCACTAGCAGTATCAAGTTCAGTAGTAGGAGGCTGGCTTAACTGTGTAACTACTAATGGTACTGGTTCATTCATAGGAGGTGGTCAGGGCAACACAGTAACAGGACGACTATCAACAGTAGTAGGTGGTGCTGGTAACCAAGTTACCGGAAACTGCTCAACAATATCTGGTGGATACTTTAACGTAGCTACTAATACATTAGCAGCAGTAGTAGGTGGTCGGAATAATCAAGCACGAGGAGAAAATAGCGTAGTAGGTGGATATTTCAACTGTGCTTGTGGTGTTTCAAGCATAGTAGCAGGCGGACACAATCAGACTGTGCTAAGCAGTTATGGCACTGTAAGTGGAGGTTACAACAACTGTATTACATCAACTCTAGCTGATTCATCGACAATTAGTGGTGGATATCAAAATAGAATATCAAGCATCCGTTCCGTCATAGCAGGAGGTCAAAATAACGTTATCAGTGGAAACCGATCATTCATAGGGGGTGGTCGACAAAATACAGCATCAGGCAACTATGCATCAGTAGCAGGTGGTAGTGGAAGTGTAGCATCAGGACTTAACTCATTCGTAGGAGGCGGTCAATTCAACCTAGCAAACGGTGCATGTGCATCGGTAGTAGGTGGCTTTCAAAACACTGGTTCAGGTGGATTTAGCTTTGTAGGAGGCGGTACAGGAAGTATTGCAGCAGGACTTTATAGCTCTGTAATAGGTGGATTCATAAACTGTGCTAGCCAAGTCTACGCAACAGTAGGTGGTGGTGGTAGGAATCTTTCAAGTGGAAACAGTACGACAGTAAGTGGTGGCTATGGTAACCAAGCAACAGTCACCTTCGCAAGTGTGTTAGGTGGTGTAGGCAACGTAGCTACGGGACATACCTCAACTGCGGTAGGAGGACAATCCAACTCAGCAACAGCTTGTCATTCGTTTGTAGGAGGTGGTGCATCAAATACGGTAGCAGCAGAAACAGGATCTATAGTAGGTGGTCGTAGTAACAGCATAACTTCAAACGGCTCTGGTTCATTTATAGGTGGTGGTCAAGGTAACATAGTCTCAGGACAGCTATCGACAGTGGTAGGTGGTCTTGTTAATCAAGTTACTGGCTGTCATAGTGTTGTGGGAGGTGGTATAACTAACTGTGTAACTGGAAATTGCTCTACAGTAGCAGGTGGCAGACTTAACACTGTAAGTAATAATTATTCTGTAATTGCTGGAGGTAATGTTAATACTGCATCAGGTCAAGCTTCTTTCGTAGGTGGTGGCTTCCGAAATACAAGCGGACTCACCTATTCAATAGTAGTTGGTGGTATAGATAACATATCAAATGCTAACAGATCAGTAATAGTTGGTGGTGAGTCCAATTGTATTGTGACCGGTGGTTATAGTTTCATAGGCGGTGGTCAACTGAACACTGGATCAGGAGCGTTTAGCTTCATAGGAGGAGGTAGTGGTAGTGTGGCAGTAGGAGCTAATTCATTTATAGGAGGCGGTCAATTCAACATAGCAGGTAACTGTGCAGCAGTAGTAGGTGGGCAATTAAACACAGGTTCAGGGTACTGGAGCTTTGTAGGTGGAGGCTGTTTGAATCTAGCAATTGGAAACAATTCATTTGTGGGTGCTGGTAGGCAAAACTGCACTACGCAAAACTGTTCGGTATCAGTTGGAGGATACAACAATGTTGCTAGCGGTGTCAATTCAACAGTAGTTGGAGGCTTTGTAAACACAGCAAGTGGTTATAGATCGGGAATACTAACTGGTCAAGGTAACGTAGCAGATGGTCAGTGGAGCTTTCTTGGTGGTGGAAACTTCAACCAAGCAAACGGCGTCTGCTCAGTTACTGTGGGTGGTAGATTTAACTGCTCAAATGCAACATCGTCTTTTGTAGGTGGTGGATGTGGAAACTACGTTGTAGCAAACAGTGCATCAATAGTAGGTGGACACGGTAACATAGTAACCGTTGGAGGCTCTGGTTCATTTATAGGTGGTGGTCAAGGAAACTTAGTATCAGCACAGCTATCAGCACTGGTAGGAGGTTTTGGTAACCTAGCATCAGGAAATGGCTCATTTGTAGGAGGTGGTGTTATAAACTGTGCAACTGGAAACTGCTCTACAGTAGGTGGAGGACGTTGGAATGTAGCATCAAACAACAGTGCAACTGTTATAGGAGGTTGGGTTAACACAGCATCAGGTCTTTATAGTGTGACAGCAGGTTACGAAAACAAAAACTCAGCCAATTACGGAGTAATACCAGGAGGTGGTACTAACTGCTTACAAGCAGGTGCAAGCTATTCAACAATATCAGGAGGCTACACAAACATATTAACTAACACATACTCTGCAATTGGAGGTGGTCTTCGAAACAGTGGGTCAGGTGCATTTAGCTTCATAGGAGGTGGTTTCTGTAACAACAACGCAGCAGCAGGAGGCTTTATAGGAGGTGGTTTTAACAACTGTTTAACTACAGCTGCAGTATCAGCTTCAATAGCAGGCGGTGATAGAAACTGTGCTACAGGCTGCTTTGCATTCATAGGAAATGGTCAACTGAACACTGGATCAGGAGTTTACAGCTTCGTTGGAGGTGGTTCTGGAAATAGAGCAACACTCAACGGTGCTGCTGTTGTGGCAGGCACAACTAACGGAGCTACAGACGTAGCTGCATTTGTAGGAACTGGTTTTTGTAATAATGCAACTGGCAGAGCATCTGCAATCGTCAGCGGTTTTCTCAACTCAGCATCGAACTTTTACGCAGCAGTACTTGGCGGTGCTCGCAACTGTGCAATTGCTAGAGCATCAGCAATAGTAGGTGGATGTGTAAATGCAGCAAGAGCTTCCGGATCATTCATAGGAGGTGGTCAACAAAACTGCAACTCAGGAGATTGTGCAGTGATAGGTGGTGGTATCCAAAATTGCCTAACAGGTAATGCGTCAGTTTTAACAGGAGGTAGTGCTAATGCAGTTGGTGCACCACATGCATTCCTGGGAGGTGGTCAATTCAACTTAACATCAGGATCCCACTCTAGTATAGTTGGTGGTGTACTTAATTGTGTTATGGGCAATTGTACAACCGTAGTTGGTGGTCAAAGCAACACTGGTTCAGGAGCATGGAGCTTTGTAGGAGGCGGTCAGTGTAATAACGTATCAGCAAATTATACAACACTATCAGGAGGATACTTCAATACAGCATCAGGTAGGTATGCAACACTCGTAGGTGGAGATTCTAACACAGCTGGCGGTAGAGCTAGTTTTGTTGGTGGAGGCATTAACAACAGAACATGTGCACCAGCCTCATCATCAGTTCTTGCTGGTGGTCAAAGTAACGTATTGCAAGGACTGAGAAGTGCAATGTTGGGAGGCTATCTCAACACTGTATCAAGCACATACGGAACAATAGGAGGTGGTTATTTCAATATAGTAGGCGGAGCAAACGGATTTATAGGTGCAGGTGACACCAACTTTGTATCAGGATCACATGCAAGTGTGGTAGGAGGATTTGGAAACTGTGCAACAGGCAACTGCTCAGCAGTAGTAGGAGGTTTTCAAAATACCGGATCAGGCATAGCTAGTTTCGTAGGAGGTGGCATTCAAAACTGTGCTTGCGGTTGCAGGACTTTTGTAGGAGGTGGATCTAATAACTGCGCATTCGATAGCTGGGCAACAGTAGGTGGCGGCTATCTTAATGTGGCCAGCGGATCACATAGTACAGTTGGAGGTGGCTGTACAAACATAGCTAGTGGATCGGCTGCTACTGTGGCTGGTGGATCTAACAACTGCGCATTTGAACTCTCGGCAACTGTGGGTGGTGGTGGAGTGAATACTGTTAGAAGGTGTTTTGGTACAATTGCTGGAGGATATTTGAACTGTACAGATGGTGCTTTTGGAACCATCAGTGGCGGTTATCAAAACAGAGCTAGTGGATCCCACAACTTTATAGGCAGCGGTCGCTGTAACACATCCAGCGGATCTTATGTGGCAATAGTAGGCGGACGGTTCAACTGTATTGAAGGAGCAGTCTCCTATAGCTTTTTAGGAGGTGGTCAGTTGAATATTGTGGCTGCAACAGCAGCTACTATAGCAGGTGGTGATAGAAACTGCATAACAGCAGCTTGTTCAGCAATCTTGGGAGGCACTCTTAACACTGCATCAGCAGTATTTGCAGGAGCTTTTGGATGTAACATTAATGCAAATGTAGCAAACCACTTCTTTGTTAACAATCTTAACGCAACAAATAACATCACGGGATCAAATGCTCGCTTTACAGGTACAGCAACAATAGGTTCTGCACTTGCAGTTGGAGCAATAACGCCATCAGCAACAGTAGGTCGTATTGACGCAGCCAACGACGTAGTAGCATTTTCAACTTCAGATAGGAATCTCAAGACCAATCTTACTCCAATTTCAGATGCACTTTATAAGATAGCGGAGATAACAGGATATGAATTTGATTGGATACCAAACGAAGAGATACATGGGTACGAAGGTCATGATGTAGGTATCATAGCTCAAGAGATAGAGAAAGTACTTCCTGAAGTGGTAACAACAAGATCTAACGGCTACAAAGCAGTTAAGTATGAGAAGATTGTACCACTCCTCATTCAAGCAATTAAAGAACAAAGCCAGCAAATAAAGAGATTAGAAGAGTTAATCAAGACAATCAAAGGGTAAGTTATGGCGATACCAGCATCAGGACCGGTTTCAATGAGTATGCTCAATGTTGAATTGGGCAGAAGTTTTAACACAGCCAACTCAGCTCTGGCAGGTTCTTCGACACCTTCCATAGGATCTCTATTCTATCTTGGTGCACAGAGTGGTAGTCTTAATCAAACAGCACCACATGCAATAAGTGAGTGGTACGGATACACTACTATAATTCCACAACCTACACTTAAGTATGATGCTTACAGCAGTAGCTACGACGGATCTGTATCAGTTAACTTAGGTTCAGGAGGTACAACGTATAACTTAAATGAGACAGGAACTGTAGAGACTGGTAGTGGAACTAATCTAGGAAGCAATTACTATAATATAAACTTGCCTGGAACTACAACTGGATATCTTACATCTAGTTTTTCTCCCGTACCGTCCAACACTTCATTCTCTATTAGTATAATGGCATTTATTACTGGTAGCTCTGGTCAACTGTTTAGTATAGAATTAGCAACAGGTAACCGACTATACATCGAGACTAATTTTGTAACAACTGGTGTGTACGATATCAGAGCTAATTTATACTCAGCAGGTACTAGAGTAGTATACTTATCTGGATCTATAAATCAAAATGATTGGAATCACATAGTTTGGGTGCATGATAACAACTTAGCTACGGACGATAGTAAGCTGTACATCAACAATGCATTAGCTCAATCTGTCACAGCAACCAATAACATATCTCAAACTGATGCATATCAAATCAGAGTTGGTATTAACATACTTTCGACCATTGTTAGCTATAGATTAGGATCGGTCTCTTTCTGGAATGGTTACTATCTAGCACCTTTACAAATAGAAGACCTATATAACGAGTTCTACGACAGATACGTGTACGTACCCGTATAAGCAATTTCAAGCAACTTAATGTAACAGAAGCAACTATTTATAACAGTAAAACATAAAAACTATGATGATAATTGGCAAAATCGATCCGACAGCTACAATATACCTTCAATCGGATCCGTTTAATCCTTCTACAATTACAGGATCTTACATTGCTGCTGTAGCACGTCCTTATGTTCTTGGTACCAACAGTGTAAACTTCCAAGTGTCTTATGGTAACTGTACTTTCGATGAAGGTGGTAACATAACTGAGTTCACTACTATCTTCAATAGTAATTGCAACCTTTCTGGTACAGCAATTGAGACTTGGGGTACAGATGACACAGTAGTTCTTCAAGAGATTGCACAAGCGCAAGGTACAACTGTTACACAGTTCTACTCAAGCAGTCTTAACATATTCTAAAATTCGTTTTGCAATCTAATCTAGTTTTCGTAAATTGCCGTTATGAACATAATATTCCAAATCAACGGAGGAATAGGTAAATGTATTATGGCTACCGCTGTATGCGAAGCCATTAAAAAGCAATACCCAAACTCTAAGCTCATAGTTGTTTCAGGATACGCAGATGTGTTCTTAAATAACCCACATGTTGATAGATCGCTGCAGTTTGGCAGCATAAGTTACTTCTACGAAGAGTATTTGCAAAACGAGAAGGACTTCAAAGTATTCGCTCACGATCCGTACGTACAAACCGAATATCTCTACCAAAATGAACACTTGATTCAAACTTGGTGTGAGATGTTCGGCATTGCTTATGATGGTGAATACCCAAGCATACATCTGACAGATAGAGAAAAAACATTCCTAAGCTCCAAATTTACATCGGATAGACCGATGCTAGTAATGCAAACAAATGGAGGAGCTGATGCAAACTTAAAGTACTCCTGGGCAAGAGATTTACCAGCCAATAACGTAACGGATGTAGTACAATACTTTTCTGAGCATTATAACATTGTGCATATAAGAAGAGAAGATCAAATACAATATCCAGGCACAATACCAGTATCAGACAACTTCAGATCACTTGTGGTGCTTATATCACTGAGCCATAAGAGGCTGTTTATTGATAGCATGGGTCAACATGTGGCTGCATGTTTAGGATTACCATCAACAGTGTGTTGGGTTGTGAATAAACCTGAAGTCTTTGGATACCCAATACACGATAACATCATCTGTAAACCATTCACCAAGAAACCAGAGCTGAGAAATTCATACTTCCAGCAGTTCAATATTGGTGGTGATTTACTAGAATTTCCCTATAACTCCGAACACGAAGTGTTTGATAGCAAAGACATCATAAACTCAATACTAAAACAATAGGTTACATGGAGAAGTTATTCTTTCAGAGTTCTTTACCGAGAGCAGGCAGTACACTTTTACAAAACATTCTCGCACAAAACCCAGACATCTATGCTACTCCTACATCAGGAGTGTTAGAACTTGTGTTTGCAGCAAGAGGAAATTACACTGAATCACCAGAGTTCATTGCTCAAGATCCAAGTCTAATGCGAGCAGGCTTTTTATCCTTTTGTAGAAAGGGAATGGATGGCTTTTACGAAGCTGTGACAGACAAGAAGTACGTAGTAGATAAATCAAGAGGATGGGGAATACACTACGACTTCCTCAACCTAATCTATCCAGAACCCAAGATCGTTGTCATGGTTAGGGACCTAAGAGACATCTTCTGTTCAATGGAGAAGAACTTCAGAAAGAATCCTGACAAAGCTAGTTCAGTTCTTAACTGGTCACAGATGAGCGGTACAACAGTACCTAAGAGGATTGATATATGGGCTCAATCACAGCCGGTAGGACTTGCAATAGAGAGGTTGTCTGAAATATTCAGGCAGGGACTTGACAGTAAAATGCTATTTGTTCGCTTTGAAGATCTTTGTTTATATCCCGAAACTGAGATGACTAGGATCTATCAATACCTCGATATCCCCTACTACCAGCATGATTTTGATCATATAGAACAAGTGACAAAGGAAGATGATGAGGTGTATGGTATGTTCGGAGATCACCAGATCAGAACTAAGTTAGCTCCTGTACCATCTACTGCTAAACAAGTACTTGGAAAGGATGTAACAGAGTGGATTTGGAATGCATACCCCTGGTATTTCCAACAGTTTAGGTACACAAAATAAAAGTATGATATACTGGTTCACTGGTCAGCCTGGAGCAGGCAAAACAACTCTCTGCAAAAGTCTCATTCTTCAGTTCTACCCGTCTAAGACAATTCACGTGGATGGTGACGACATAAGAGAGATTTTTGAAAATAAAGATTACTCGGAAGCAGGTAGAAGAAAAAACGTAGAGCTTGCACAGAACATTGCCTACTTCATGCATAAAAAAGGCTACCTAGTGTTGGTTTCACTAGTATCTCCTTATAAAGATCAAAGAGAAGCCTTCAAAGCACGGCTAGGTGACTCAATTAAGGAAATCTACGTACATGCGTTTACAGATAGGGGTAGAACGCAGTTTCACGTGGCTAATTACGAGCCTCCTACTGAGAACTACATTGACATAGATACAACAAATGCCACTGAATTTGAGTCGTTAAAACAGCTATTAACACAGATAAAATAATGATAAAAGAAGCAGAAATAGTTGAAAAAGGTTGGGGACAGGAAGTGGTGTTTGCAAATAGCCAGCAGTATTGTGGTAAAATACTCGTATTCAAGGAAGGTGGTACTAGCTCAATGCATTACCACATACAAAAGCAAGAGACTTGGTACGTTACAAAAGGTAAGTTTCTGTACAAGTACATTGATACAGATACAGCAGATGTACTAGAGGCTGAACTAAATGTCGGAGATGTTGTGACAAATCTAAGAGGAGAACCACATCAGTTAATAGCTCTAGAAGAGAATAGTGTAATATTCGAAGTGTCAACAGAGCATATAGATGAGGATTCTTACAGAGTATTTAAAGGAGATTCACAACAATGAAAGTTTGGGTAAATGGAACATTTGATGTTTTACATTTGGGGCATATTAGGTTACTTGAGTATGCTGCCAGTCATGGAGAGGTCAGAGTGGGGGTGGACACAGATGAGAGAGTTAGACAGGCGAAAGGTCCAACCAGACCCTTTAACATACTTAGAGATAGGATGGCTATGCTATCATCTATCAGGTATGTTAGTAGCGTCGTGTCTTTTGGTACAGATGATGAACTTGTACAATGTGTTATGGAGTACAAACCTGACATTATGGTAGTTGGCTCAGATTATGAGAACAAGAGGGTTATTGGTCATGAGCATGCGGATGTTTTAATATTCTTTCCCAAAATCCAATCGTACAGCACAACTGACATATTAAGGTATGAAACAAATATTAATAATCGGGGATCAGTGTATTGATAAGTTTGTGTACGGAGAAGCAAAGAGACTAAGTCCTGAAGCTCCTGTACCAGTCTTTACACCTCATAATACAGCAACCAGCAATGGAATGGCTGCAAATGTTGCACGTAATCTACGAGCAATGGCTCCCGAATACATGATAACAACTCAACACAATCCGGAAACCATAACTAAGACTAGGTATATCGATCATAAGACAAATCATATGTTTCTTAGAGTGGATGAAGGAGATACTGTGAAACCACTTGAACTAGATCTAAAACTAAGAGCTTCCATCCCAGAATTTGATGCTGTTGTAGTAAGCGATTATAACAAAGGATACCTACCACTCAGCGTTATTGAGTACATAGGTAAGAATGCCAAAATGTCTTTCATTGACTCTAAAAAGAAGCTGCCACTAGAAGTTGCTAGTCTTTATACTATTGTCAAAATGAACGAACAAGAGTATGAGAGCTATAACGGGTCTCTAGACTCAATCTCAAACAGCCTCATAATCACACTAGGTAGTAAGGGAGCTAAGTATAAGCACAAAGTATTCAACTCACTGCAGCCAAAAGAAACGATAGATGTGAGTGGTGCTGGAGATACTTTCCTAGCAGCATTCGTATATTGGTACCTACAGACAGGATCAATCCAATCAGCAATAGTCCATGCCAATGAAAAAGCCGCTATAGTTGTAACTAAAAAAGGAGTTGCTGTACCATGAATATAGTAGTGACTGGTCATTTAGGTTTTATTGGTCGTAATCTGAAAGCAGAGCTTGAAAAGAAACACCAAGTCTACGGGATTGAAGTAGATGCCTATGATGATGCAGACTGGCAATTTACACTAAAAAACAAACTGGATAGCATAAAACCAACTGCTATTTTTCATGTAGGAGCAATATCAAACACGCTTCATACGGACGTTGAAACCATAATGAAACTAAACTGGGAGACAACAACAGTGTTTTCAGACTACTGCAAAGCAGTAAACATTCCACTAATCTACAGCTCAACTGCAGCTATCTACGGAGATGGTGAAGGTAAGAAAAACCTATATGCTTGGACTAAGTATGCAGGAGAGAAGTATGTAATAGCAAACAATCAAATAGCTCTCAGGTACTTCAACGTATACGGACCTGGAGAGGATAAAAAGAAACGTATGGCATCAGTTGCCTACCAAGCCTTTTTGCACGATATACACGGAACCAAGATCAAGCTGTTCAAAGGAGAACCAAAGAGAGACTTCGTATACGTAAAGGATGTAGTGGATGCAAACATATTCGCACTTAAGAATTACTTCAAACTAACTAAGAAACAATATGATGTGGGTGTTGGTAAAGCGGTTACGTTTGAGTATCTTATGGATATAATGAATCTCAAGTACGCATATCAAGATATATCAGCAATACCAAACAACTATCAATACCATACCCAAAGTAATCCTGAAAACTGGATGAAGGGTTGGAAACCTAAATACGACGTTGAGAAAGGATTAAATGAATACAAGCAACACTTATGGAATACTATTTAGCAAGAGCAGCTGGAGATTTGCTGACAAAAGGACCTAAATATGCCATGTTCATAGGAAGATGGCAACCATGGCATGCTGGACATAGGTGGCTTATTGATCAAGCACTTAACAAAGGTAAAAATGTTCTCATCTGCATAAGAGATGTAGAACCTGATGATAAAAATCCTTGGACTGCAAAGCAGATACTTGACAATCTTGCAAACGAGCTTAAAGATTTGCTTTTAGAAGGCAGAGTAGTACTGCTTGTGATTCCTGACATAGAGTCTGTCAACATAGGTAGAGGTGTTGGATATGATGTAATAGAACATACACCACCCGAAGAAATCAGACAGATATCAGCAACAGCAATCAGGGAAGAAATGAAAAAGGAAGGTAAACTGTGAAGGTAACTGCAAAACGACATATAGCAAAAACAATCAGCTACCGTATTGTAAGTACGTTGATAGGGTTTTTGATAATGTGGTGGGCAACAGGAAGTGTGAAAGTGGGAGCGGCTTTTGGTGTAGCTGAACTGATCTATAAACCAGTTCAATACTACATTCATGAGAGAGTTTGGTATAAATGGATAAAATTTGGATTAGTGAAAGAGTAGTTTTTCTGTAATCTCTTAATATTTATATATAACAAAACAGCAATTATGGGTCCATTTATCTTTATTCTTGCCGTTATCGTAGTAGTTACACTATTAGCAATCGGCGTTCAGAAGAACAAAAAGAAGCTTGCAGAAGAACACAAGCAACACGAACTACCGAATCCAATCGCACAAGTGCCTACACTTGAGCAACCAGGAGCCGGAGACGATGTTGCAGTAGAATGGCCAACTGCACAGCCAGTAGAAGCTCCACAAGAAAAGAAATTAGTAAGAAAGCCAAGAAAACCAAAAGCAGATAAATAATGAGTAATCAATTGACACCAGAAGAGTTGCAAGAGTTTCAGAGCTATCGTACTGAAGTTAACAATCTAGCATCCGTATTAGGAGAGCTAACTTACCAAAAAACCTTGATTGATTTTGAACTTGATTCAGTGAAGGCAAACATCAAAGAGGTTGCACAAAAACAACGTGCACAGCTTCGTGAACTTGGAAACAAATACGGAAACGTACTAATCGATTTCGAGACAGGAAAACTCACACCCCAGGAGGTAGACAGCGAGCAATCAGAGTCACAAGAATAAATTTGCTTTTGCCACTTTACACTGCTATTTATTAGTAGAAATAAACTATTAAGATGGCAGAAGCATTAATAAGTCCTGGTGTTTTCCTAAGAGAAAACGACCTATCCCAGATAACAGTTGGACCAATTACGGTAGGATCAGCATTGATTGGTCCTACTGTTCTTGGTAGAGCTAATGTACCAACCCTAGTAACATCCTACTCTCAGTACAAAGCGAGATTTGGAGCTACCTTTATTTCAGGAGGTACCACTTACGAATATCTGACCTCTCAAGCTGCGTACAACTACTTTCAACAAGGTGGTACATCGCTCTTAGTAACAAGAGTCACTAGTGGTTCCTATACTCCAGCATCAGCTAGTGTATTAAATAATCTAGGAAGCACAGCTGGTGCTGTGATTAACGACAACAGCGCATCTTTTCAAAACTACCCAGCAACTAATACATCAGCCTTTGAGTTGACTGGATCTGGATTAGCTAAGATATTCATCACATCTAGTACTTTTATAGGTAGTGACTCAGCTCCTAACTATTTTGTTGCTTCTGGTTCAAGTCAAGCACTTACATCAGCAGCTATAGTATCAAAAATTAACACCCTAACGTCTACGTTAGGAATTGTAGCAACACTGAGCGGCAATGCTTTCACACTAGCCGCTAACGTTCCAGGTACTGCAGGAAATAGTTACATCTATAGAACTGGTTCCATTACCAGTACTTTTTCTGGTGGACTTGCTCAAACAGCTAGCTTCGAACTAGAAACTATATCCGTAGGTAACGCAATGAATAACAACTACAACTCAGCAGCAGGTGTAGCAGTTAACGGTGTACTTCAATCAGGTTCAGCTGATAACATTAGATGGCAGATTACACAAGCTGATACAGCTTCTGGATACTTTACTCTTTTGATCAGGCAAGGTAACGATTACACAGCTAATCAAAGCGTACTTGAGACTTGGTCTAACATCTCTCTTGATCCAAACCAGAACAACTACATTGAGTATGTAATTGGTAACCAAACTTATCAAGTACTTACAGATGAATCTGGTCAAGCTTACTTGCAAGTTACTGGTAGCTATCCAAACGCGTCTAACTACGTTAGAGTTAAAGCAGTAAACTACCCAACACCAAACTATCTTAGCCCTACTGGTCAGGCACAACCTCAATACACTGCATCCATTCCTGTAAACGGAAGTGGATCTTACAATGGTTCGTTTGGTGGTGCAAGCGGTCCTTTATTTGGAGGTCTTGGTGTAGCAGCAGTTAACCTTTACGAATCGATTCCAACAGTAACTTCTACAACTCCTGCAACCAACATTCAGGGTCTTGTAGCAGCAGATTACAACACAGCAATTAATCTACTTGCAAATACAGATGCATACGTCTACAACGCAATATATGCACCTGGTTTGACTAATCAGAATGCATCAACTCAAGTAAGTGCTCTACTAGCTACTGTGCAAAATCGTGGTGATGCTATTGCAGTAGTAGACATGGTTGGATACAATCAAACAATCACAGCAGTATCAACTGCAGCACAATCTTACGATAACTCATACGGTGCAACTTACTGGCCTTGGGTTCAGCTAAGATCAACTGAGACTGGTAGACTTAATTTCGTTCCTGCATCAACAATTGTACCTGCAGTTTATGAGTACAATGATAAAGTAGCTGCTGAATGGTTTGCACCAGCAGGTTTAAATCGTGGTGGTCTTCCGACAGTAATTCAACCAGAAAGAAGGCTAACAGTAGCACAGAGAAACACACTCTATACTGCTAAAGTAAACCCAATAGCAATATTCCCTGGTCAAGGTACAGTAATATACGGTCAGAAGACTCTACAAGCTAGAGCATCTGCTCTTGATCGTGTGAATGTAAGGCGTCTTTTGATTGCTCTTAAGAGTTACATCGGTCAAATTGCACAAACACTCGTGTTCGAACAAAACACAGCTGTTACACGTAACAAGTTCTTGTCTCAAGTTAATCCATACCTTGAGTATGTACAACAAAGACAAGGTCTCTATGCATTCAGAGTAGTAATGGATGACACCAATAACACTCCAGATGTAATTGATAGAAACTTGCTTGTAGGTGCTATTTACTTACAACCAACTAGGACTGCTGAATTTATTCAACTTGATTTCAACATCCTACCAACTGGTGTAACATTTGGACAGTAAAATAAAAGATAATGAATAAGAATACTATTATACGACTTCACATGCCTAAAAGCCTTCTCGAGTCTCTCACAAAGCAGATACTTGCAGAAGCTAAGAAAGGTGATATGTCAGGTGGTGCTTATACCGAAGCTGTTAAGATGCCTAAAGCCAAAAAGATAAAAGAGGAAGCTAGAAAAGGAGTGTTTGATAACTTTGAAGAATGGAAAAAATCCTTCCCTGGAGGTACTGAATTTCAAAGTAAAAATAACTACATGGTTGCCATGAAAGATGGCGAACAATTAGGCAAGTGGAACCCAATTCAAAAACAGGGTATGCATGCTGACGACTTTCAGTATAAAAACCTCGAAGAGACTAGGGAAGGAGTTTTTAATAATTTTGAAGAATGGAAAAAATCATTTCCTGGAGGCACCGAGTTTGAAAGTAAAAACAACTACATGGTTGCCATGAAAGATGGTAAGGAGCTAGGTAAATGGAATCCAATCCAGAAGCAGGGTATGCATACTGGTGACTTTCAATATAAAAACCTCGAAGAAACTGAGCATGGCGGAGAGTATAAAGTAGGAGACAAAGTGACATACCTTGGACATCCTGCTGAAATTACGAAGGTACACAAGGATGTCATGGGACGGACCCAATATAGCTTATACTACGACAAAGGAAACGGCAAAACTAAGGTATCCAATATCATGTCAAATGACGACTCCATAAAGCCAGTAAAAGAAGTAGCTAAGAAGCAACATTCTCTAGAGGAGCTTATGAAAGTAAAAGAGAAGATAGAAAAGAAGATCATGGAGATGGAATCTTCTAGTAAAAAAGCTGATGACTCAAAACACATGAAGTAAGAGTGAAAAAGCTGTTATTGTCTATTTATAAAGGAAGAAAAACTACATAAAAATGCCTGTACTCGATCCAAATGAAATTATGTTTACGGCCTTTGAACCAACAGTTCAAAACCGTTTCATAATGTATATTGATGGTATTCCATCATTCATGATCAAAAGTGCCACTGCACCAAACGTAAACTTGAACGAGGTTAAACTTGACCACATCAACGTTTACCGTAAGATCAAAGGTAAAGCTGAGTGGCAGGACATGACACTCAACCTTTATAACCCAATCTCTCCTTCTGGACAACAAGCTTGTATGGAATGGATTCGTTTATCACACGAATCTGTTACTGGACGTGATGGATATTCAGACTTCTATAAGAAAGATCTGAATCTATCAATTCTAGGTCCGGTAGGTGATGTAGTATCAGAGTGGATAATCAAAGGAGCTTTTGTGAAGACTGCTAACTTTGGTCAGTACGATTGGTCCAATCAAGAAGCGATATCAATCGAACTTGGAATTGGAATGGATTATTGTATCCTCAACTACTAAGACTTAACACATTATATAAAAATGCCCTTCCTATGGAAGGGTTTTTTATTTTGTATATATTTATAAGTACAAACAAATAGATTATGTCAGAAAAGTTTACGTTGCCAACAGAAATCGTTACGCTACCTTCCGAAGGTTTAGTCTACGAATTAGAAAATCCGTTATCAGCGGGTACGGTAGAAATGAAGTATATGACAGCAAGAGAAGAGGATATTTTAACAAATGTCAACTTATTACGTCAAGGTCTTGCTATTGAGAAGATGCTTCAATCACTCATAAAATCACCAATCAAGTACGAAGATTTACTACTAGGAGACAGAAACGGTCTTCTTATAGCAGCGAGAATCCTAGCCTACGGATCTCAGTACTCATTCTCGTACACAGAAGAAAACTCGGACATACCAGAACAGGTCATGTTTGATCTACAGGAACTTAAGAACAAAGAGATTGATAGGAAGATATTCAACAACAAAAACGAATTCTTCTTCGAATTACCAGCCTCCAAGAACAAAGTAAGCTTCAAGCTGCTCACAGTTGGAGATGAAAAGAAGATTGAGCAAGAGATAAAAGGATTCAAGAAAGCTACAAACCTCACTGCAGGAGAGCTTACAACAAGACTAAAGCACCAAATACTATCAGTAAATGGCGACTATGAGCAAAAGAGTGTAAGAGACTTTGTAGACAATTATCTACTTGCAAAAGATTCTAGTGCACTTAGAAGTTACATGCTAACAGTCACACCCGACATAGATTTGCAAATTACTTTCACATTATCAAGTGGAAGGGAGGTCACAGAAAGTTTGCCACTAACGGCAGAGTTTTTTTTTCCCGGGACCTGAGTATAGAGCTGTCTACAAACGAGAGGTATTTGAACTGACGTATCACGGTGGTGGTGGATTTTCGTGGTCGGAGGTAATGGATATGCCTATCTCCGAGAGAAGACTCAATATAAAGTTTATCAACGAACACCTCAACAAAATGCAGGAAGTGCAAGAAAAGAACCGAATGGTTACTGCAGATAAACCGCTTACAGCAAAGCCAGCAATAAAACCTCCCGTTGAACAGAAGCCAACTTATACATCGACAGTAAAACCTAGGAAATAGCTATTTATTTAGGTAACAACTAACTAATATGCCTCCTCCCCAAGGTCCAGGTAACATAACTGATCAAAGCTCGTTTAACATATCTGAAACAGACGTAAAACGTCTAGAAGCTCAGGAACTATCTCTACGTAATATACTGAAGCTCAAGAAAGAGATTAAGAAAGCTTCAAAGGAGCAAACAACAATCTACGACGAGCTAGCTAAGTTGACTGGTCAAGAAGCGCAAAACTCACGAGCTTACAAAGCTTCAGTAGCGTTCACAACTCAACTCGAAAAGAATCTAGAACGAGCCAGAGCACAAGGTAATACACGTGCTGTACGCACAACTCAAAATCTAATAAAAGCTCAAAAAGCACAGCAGGACCTACTAGCAAAAACACTTGGTGGTAGTTTAAGAGCTCAAGAAGTTGAAGCAGCCAAGAGGAGAGTCATGCTTGAAAAGGAGAGAGATCTCATAAAAAACATCAACAAACAGAGATCAATAGGTCAGAAAATAGGATCACTTTTCATGAGTGATCAAAAAAAACAGTTACAAATTGACATAGCTCGTGCACAAGCAGGAGGTGGTATAAATCAACCCCCTGGAGGTGACGGTGGTGGAGCCGGAGGTGGTGGCGGAGCTGGCGGTGGCGGTGGCACTGGAGGCGGTGGTGGAGGCCAAGGAGGCGGTGGTGGCAAAGGTAAAGGTGCTGTCGGTATTTTAGGTGCGTTAGCAGGTTTAGGTGTAGTTGGAGGTATTATAGCAGCTATAGGAATGGGTATTAGCAAGATAATGGCACCCATTAAAGCTCTAGGAAATGCACTAAAAGCAGGAGTAGTTGGATCTTTAGCACAAGCATCTGGCTTAGTAAGTGGTGGTATAGGTGGTGGATACGGAGTAGGAGGAGGTGCTGTATCGGGTGAAGGAGCTACAAGTATACTAGGCGGACTTCAAGACATAGCTAAATCAATTCCTTTCATAGGCGGACTTTTAGGTGGTCTGGTTGGAGCTTTGAAAGGTGTTGTCGATCTTGTTTTAGGTGTAGATCAAGGCCTAACAAACTTCAGCAGAAACCTAGCCATATCAAAAGAGGATGCTAGAGGCTTAAAATTACAATTTGATGGCATAGCTGCTGCTAGTGGTAACATAGTTGTCAACTCGACAAGGTTGATGGAGTCGCAAGTTGAGATGGGTAAAGCACTTGGTATAACCAATACCCTAACAGAGAGTCAACTAGTTGCCAACGTAAAGCTAAAAGAGTTAGCAGGTCTTGAACTTGAAACTCGAAAGGAGTTACTAGCTACTAGCATAATAACAGGTCGCAACGAAGAAGAGCTTACAAAGAGCATACTTGGTCAAGTAAAGTCTTTCCAACTAGCAACTGGTATTGCATTTGATTACAAGCAAGTACTAGGAGAAGCTTCTAAATTAGGTGGTGCACTTGGATTACAATTTGCTAAATATCCAGAGAAGATAGTTAAAGCTTTGATGTCAACGAAAGCTCTTGGATTTGAGCTTAAGAGTTTGGATCAAACTGCAAACAGCTTCCTAGATTTTGAAAGCAGCATATCAAAGGAATTTGAAGCTCAGATCTTAACTGGAAAAGAGTTAAATTTAACCAAAGCAAGAGAAGCTGCTCTCAACAACGATCTAGTTACTTTAGCTGGTGAAATAAATAAAAACATAGGAGACTCAACTGCATACCTAAAACTTAATAGGATTCAACAGGATTCTATTGCTGAGGCTGTTGGTATGACTAGGGATAGTTTAGCAGATGCACTTAAGCAGCAAGAGATGTTTCGGAGGATTGGTGCTAAAGATCTCAAACAAGCTCAAGAAAAGCTGAGAGTTTTACAGCAACAAGGTAAAACACAGGAAGAGATTACTAAGATGCTTGGTGAAGATGCTTACAACTACATTACACAAACATCTACAGCAGAGAAGTTAGCTGAGTTGATGAATAAGATAAAAACTGTATTTGTGCAGTTTGTTGAAAACTCAGGACTACTCGACTTCATAACAAACCCAGCAAAGATAGAATCATTTGCAAGAGGATTACTTAACACTATTGCAGGAGCAGTATCGTTGATAGGTGACATAATTGCAACTGTTTTACGTGCAATAGGATCACTACCCTTTACAGATAAAGCCAAGTTTGAGAACTTAGCTAATCAAGTTCAAGGTGGTTCATCAAATTTAGCAGGTAGTATTCAAGGTGTACAGACAAATTTTGGACCAGCAGCAGCTTCAATAAGCGATACAGTAGCAAATGGTGCAACCTCAAAAGCACCAGCACCGGCAGCAGGTACTTCGGGTAAAGCTGCAAAAGGAGAAGAAAATTACCAAATCATCTACTTAACAATAGATGGTGAAGTGGTTGCAAAGAAAGTATTAATTAACGCAGCAAAAGTGCACCAATAATAGCAACATGGCAATAATACAACAAATCAAGAAATCAAACCTCAGCAAGCAGGGTTTTACTAATCCAACAGGAGTCTTTGAGGGAAAGCCTCAAAACGTAGCAGTTGTACAAAGAGGATCGACAGTACCAAGAGCATCCTCTGTCATACCTGCTATTAGGAATCCAATAGATACAACTTATAATTTTCTCAATCAAGGCACCTATTTAGATTATTTGAAATCATCACCAAGACGATAACATGCCACTAATAGACTTTAAAACTGATTTAACTAGCCTCAAATACGGTCTAGATAGACCTGGTGGCGGATCTAGTGGTCAGCCTTACGTTCAATTTCCCATTGATAATGCAGAGGCGCCAACTAACATTAGGAGGTACTACGAGTTAAACAGAACAAGTCTAGACTTTCCAATAAGAGGTGGTGCGATTGAGTCTTTAATTAACGGTAACTACTCCGCATTAGCAGCAACAGTTGATAGGAGACGAATAGAGCAGTTTTTCAAAGATGCACCAAGAGGCACAGCATTCATACAAAAGCAGATAGGACTTGGACTAACTAATCCAAGAACACAAGTACCAAACACGTTAACTTTTGCAGGTTCCATTTTACAAAACGCAATTCTACCTGTAACTCAAACGTATAACCCACTTAACACACTAGCACAAGTACAAGTTCAAGGTACCGGAGCTCATTTCAACAGACAGGGTGTTGCACCTACTATAACAGAATCGCTTAGACAAACCTATGAGTATCTAGCAGGTGCACCACAAAACAACACAGCTACTACTAACAGATTGCTTATACTGAAAGCACTTAAGTTAGATGCACAGAGTGGATTCAATCCTACACAGAACGATATTATAGATACTGGAGTAGATCCAATTACAATAAATCAACTGGGCATCTCACCTATAAGCAATCAGCTATTCAACTACCCAGGAGGTCCTGGATCTGTGTATGGTATAGGAACTACTAGAATATTTAGAGTAACCAATACCGAACCAACTGAAGATCCAATAACACAAACACCCTACTCTTCCATTGCGTTTAGCTATGCACAAATAGCATCTCAAAATACTCACCTACCAACGTCTCCAACTGAAGTCAAGATCCAAAACTTTATGGGTCAGTTGGTTGATGGTAGAACACCTTTTGTTTCCTATAGCCCTTATAACATACAAATTCCATTCAACGGTATAGGTGGATTGGGTACCGGTAATCCAGGAGGTCCTCTCACCAGCGATCAAAGAAAGAGCTTTTTATTCAGTAATCCAAATGCAGTTGATGCAGTCAACGCTCTTAAACCTTACTACTACGATTCAAATAGTGAAGATCCTTGGACAGCTGGTGGTAATAACACAAAGGACATCATTAAATTTGTATTCGAATGTTTATCAAACGACAATCCAGGTTTTGCAGTCGCATTAGTTTTTAGAGCCTTCTTTGATGGATCGATCACAGACAACAACACAGCTGAGTTCAACTCATTTAAGTATCTAGGAAGAGGTGAAACTTTTAGAACCTACCAAGGATTTGACAGATCAATTTCCTTTAGCTTCAAGTTATTTGCACAGACAAGGTCTGAGATGGCACCAATTTACACAAAACTCAACCACCTCATGTCCCAAGTGTATCCAGATTACTCTCCTGACTCAAAGTTGATGAGAGGTTCCGTTGTTAGATTGACGATAGGTGATTATATTTATAGGATGCACGGTTTCATAGAAAATGTGAACGTTACAATAGACAATAGCACAACACCTTGGGAAATCCAACTATTTGGTCAGGAAGCTGAGAGTGATGTCGCACAAATGCCTCACGTGGTATCAGTACAGGTGTCTTTTAGACCTATAATGGAGCAACTACCATCAAGAGTTACAAATACTAATCCAAACGTAGATTTAATAGGAAATGTAGTGGATGGAAAGTTCATAGGAGACATCGTCGATACGACAGCACCACCGGTCACAACTGCAGCCGACAGTGATCAAACTGATGTAGAGTTAGATGATACATCAATACCAGCATCAGAACTTGAAGCAACTGGTCCGGTTAGCGATAATGCCAAAACTGATCCGCTAAAGAGGAAAGCAGCTAGACAAGCAGCAGCTAGAGCAAGAGCACAAGCACGAGCAGAAGCAAGAGAAGCAAGGAGGGAAGCACGAGCAGAGGTAAGGGAACAAGCAAGTTTCAGGAGACTTATCAACGGGTAAACAATAAACATGGCATCTAGATATCAAAACATACCAATAGTAAAGTTAGATGGAAGTGGAAGTTTGTACTACCGAAACAACGTCTATCCAACAATAGCACCTACAAACAGTGACTACTACGTAATCACAACAGCTGGTGATAGATTAGATCTACTGGCTTATGATTTTTATCAAGATAGTAGTTTATGGTGGGTTATAGCATCAGCAAATGCCTTACCAGGAGATTCTATTTATCCACCTATAGGAGTTCAGTTAAGAATACCAACAGACTTGGGAGTAATACTAAGTTCGTATAACATACAAAACAATGGCTGATAAGTTATCAAATGTAATTGGTGCACCTTTTGAACAGTACGTTTTGGAACAGCTATATGTTAGAGCTGCTAGGAACAGTACATCTAAGAGAAGCACAGAGGAAGTTCTGTTTTTAGCCAACAAGACAGCGTGGGTTAGAATGATATCATCAGTCAACATCGCAGCTGGCAGCAATTCAGATACAGAACCCTTAACTAAGTTTTATGAAAAACTAGAATTAGGTGACACTTATACAACACCTGATGCACTTGCAAGAAACTGGATATTAGAAGCCGGAACATCTAAAAATGCAGGACAAGGTAGTCAACTAAGATACGGTGTTAGTGACGATGGATCGTATGGATTAGGTGGTACTGAAGAATTAGGTTATAGACCAATGCCAGGACTTGATTCTGTTCAAATTGAAACAGCGGGCAGGTTAGGATCACTTAGGATAGCTACTGTGAGATTTAAGGTGTGGAACATGAATCAACTCAATGTAGTTGAAGCTCTATACTTTAGGCTAGGATACTCCATGTTGCTAGAATGGGGACACACGCAGTATTTTGCAAATCCAAAACTGAAGAGCACTACCAACGGTACTTTTACAATTACAACAAACACATACGGTATAGATAATCCCTTCAGTACAAGTCTCAACAAAACACTAATACAGCAGAACATCAAGAAGAAGTCAAAGGAAATGAGTGGCAACTATGATGGAATGCTTGGGATTGTTTCAAATTTTACATGGGCATTTAATCAAGAGGGAGGCTATGACTGCACAGTCAAGTTAATTGGACTAGGCGCAATTATAGACACTATGAGGATAAACCAATCCTACAAAATGCCTCCAGGGATAGTTAAGGCTTTTAAAAAAGCATCGCAGGCAATTCAGGATGAGATAGAAAGGAGAAAAGCAGAAGAAGCAAAAGCTGCAGCAGATAGGCTTGCAAAGGAAGAAGCTGAGAAAAAAAGAAAAGCAGACGCAGCAGCAGCAGCTGCTGCAGCACGATTTCCGGTAATTAAGAACTTCGACGAATTGTATCAATACGCTGTTGATCTAGGTGGGTTTGTAGGTTCAAAAGATAATTTTACAGAAGAAGTATCCTACTACCCAACATACTTCCCAGAAAACCAGACTATCGCAACCTTCCCAGATTACTTTTTTGTTGCAGGGGGAGTGGCGGATGCTGATCTCTACAATAAAGAGGTATTTGGGTTATTTCTTCAAAAAGATGGTGCAGCTTGGGTACCGTTACATCAAAACACTGCTCTAGAGTATGGAGGAGCTTATTTTACAATTAATCAACTCTTGTTAGCAAAAGCAATTGAAAGTATTATAGAAGAAACAAATCTTCTTCGGGATTCTGACAAAGAGGTGTATAGAAAATCAACTTATAAAACTCCTATTGCAAGATACGTTGAAGCTGCTTTACCGCTAGCTACTGCAAAAAATTTTGGAGCAGTACAAGGAGCTGGATTAAGTCCCGTTTTTGTTTTCTATTCTGGAAATGTTACCGAGAAGCGTGCCGAAAAGGATTTTGAAATTAGATTCACTGTAAGGTATAATGACGAAGGCTATCAACCAACTGTCAAACAATTTCTAAATGCAGTGGATGATTGGCTAAGCACCTCTACTCCAAATTCAAAACCTGGGCAACTTTACTTAACTAATTTTGAAGTTGAACGTGAATACGCCCGTCCCTGGTATCTTGAAGACTTGTTTGTAACAGGTATATCACCTAAATTTACAATACCAAACGTTCCGTATACTGGACCTAGCAAGGACAAAGCAAAAACAAAACCATTATCCGATGTGCAGGTCTGGTTTGAAATGAGATTCGATAATACAGGGTTGATAGATGAAGTGGGAAAAGGAACTGCAACTCAACCAGCTCCACCCACAACTACTCAACCAGCTAACGATGGTAATACGACAGCAGCTCAGAATCAAGCAACACCTGTGCAGACAGAAGCAGCTGAAGGCTACGAATCAGCCTTGCATGTTATGTTATCTTATGTAAAGACTGTATCGATATCTAAAGCATTGGATACCCGTTACAGACAAGTACCGGTTATTCCAGTTGATATATTAGATGCCACTAAAACTTTCTATCAGGATGGCATTTTCAAAAACGTTTTGACAACTGCAACTGGAAGTGTAAATAGTGCTACTGGAGTTCCTTTTGATCTTACTAAATACGCTCAAAAAGGATTTAATAGCTACTTGCTAGCTGATGGTTTATCTACACCATCACTATACGACCAAGTTCCGTTTGTAGATTTCAAAGCATTATCCAAAGCGTATCTAGTACAGTACCAAATAAGCGGCCAAACAACGGATGAGATAAGTTTTCCGGTGTACATTACACTTGGATACTTAATGGCATTCCTTAACAATATGTGTTTGATTTACGATTCAAAACAAGAAGCCGGATCAAACAAAACACCAAGCGGAGATGACAAAACACCATACGTATTCTTGGACTTTAATCCAGAAACCAACTACTGTTTGACATCACCTCAACATTTATCCATAGATCCGACTATTTGTTTAATTCCGTTTAATTCAAGTGACCAACAATATCGAGACATATTTCCCGACAATGTTGTGAGTAGTATAACTGGAATCTATAAACCCCAATCCCAAGATTTCCTATCAGGTCAGATTCCAGCATTTAAAACACAAAATCCTTACCAAGGTAGAACAATGAATATTCTACTGAACGTAGATTATCTCATGAATCTAGCTCATACCTACGCTCTTGAAGATCCTGACCACTCTGTTAACTTAAAAAGATTTTTAGAGCAGATCGTTGTAGATGTAAACAAGAGTCTTGGAAATATCAACCTCTTCAGTATTGCCTACAGAGACGATTCAAATACCTTGCAAATTAAAGATGATCAATTCGTACCACCAAAAGATGGTGAAAGTACAGCAATTAGTAGAATCCAACAAGGAGGAGGTGGGTATGGTAACTTACCAATCTTCGGTTTGCAGAGTCTTGTTAGAGAGTTTCAATTCAAGACAAACCTATCAACAAAGTTGAGCAGCATGATAGCTATATCAGCTCAAGCAGCAACCGGATCTGTAAACTCCATAGACGGTTCATCTATGAGTTACTTAAATCGAAATTATGTAGATAGGTTTAAACCTTTTATAACAGATGCATCTGCAAACCCTGCTGGAACTGGTGCAGCAACTAAGACTACGACTGCTGCAGCAGGTAAGCTTCCTAATAATGATGTTACAGTAGCAGAGCATTTTAACACAATGGTTAAAAATGTCTACTCAAACTTCACTTTAGATGTAGCTAGGATAGAAACAGCTAAGAACTACTACATAGAGCGTTTGAGCAAAGTAAAATCAGAAGATCCAATTACATCAGCAGCCATACCAATACCAGCTGATCTCGATATGACTATTGATGGTATTGCAGGAATTGTAATGGGGAATGCTTTTACGATACCAGAAAGTAGGTTACCGCTATCATTGAGAGGAGAGAACGGAGTTCCAAAAGTTGGATTCATTGTAGCAGGTCTAGTACACATAATTGAAAACAACGAATGGCTGACCAGGATCAAAGGTCAGATGATCAAACTACGCGAGACTGCTAAGTACGGAACTGTGACAGCACCGCAAACAGCCTCAGCACCACCAGCTAATTGTAAAACTAGCTACCCAGAGCTTAAGCTTATTGATGCTGTTCAGTTAGAAATCTACCCTAAACAGAATGCAATAAATTACCTAAAAGCTAATTATCCTAGTGTTGGAAAATCTGTATATGCAATAATGACAGCAGAAGCAAGAACTATAGGAAAGGATAAGTTTAGATCTGCTGGTGGTAATAACTTTGGTGGTGTACAAACAGATGGTGGAAGGTGGGGATTTGGTACTTTTGTTGGACAGTTTTGTAGACCGGATGTATCAGGTAATCTTAGAATGTTTGCAGCTTTTAGCAGTCCTGAAGCTTTTATGGACTTTGTTGCTAATAGAGCATTGAGTAAAGGTTTTGCAGGTGTGGATGGTGAAAAGTGGGTAGAGTTGTATGTGAATAAGTGGGTATTCCGTCCTGATAGAAAAGACATTGTAAAAGGAACAGCTACCTTTAATAATATTTTAACAATTTTTAATGATGCTTCAAAACAATACGATCGTACGTAATGATTAAGTATTATCCACTGAACAGAATTAAAATGAATCTCTACACAGGTGGTGGTCAGTTTAAACTACCTAATGGAAAAGAGTATGTAGGGAGATACTACTTGACTTACAATAACAAAGCCTTTGCAGGAGCAAATCCATACATAGGCACCAATCAATCGTTAGAAAGAATACCACCAAGACCTGCACCACTTGCAGACGGACCAGCACCGTCATCAGACTACACAAGAGCATCTAGTCAGGGTATTGTTAGAAGAGCAGGACCTGCTGAAACAGAATTACAAGAACTTAAACCATACTATCCAACACCACTAGAATCTGATTACCAAAAAGGTTATTTTACTCGATACTTTGCGAAGTACGTATCAGGTCCTGGTTACATAATTGAGATTTCTGAAAACGACTTCTCAAATATAGACAACGGATTAACTCAAACAAACATGCTTGCTTATGAGGTTGAGTCGATGTTGTGGCAGTTAACAGGACCTTTAAAGGACACGAGAATTTCACAGTATCAGATTAAAGGAGGTGTTGAGACAACTAACCGAAGAGTCACAGAAGCAAAAGAAAAAACTTTCAAAGGAATTATCGCATACATAGGGGGAGACTATACTAAATTTGCACGTATTGTATAATCAAGGTTTGTTGATGTAGAAATACTCGGTAACTTGCCGCAAAGGTTATAAAGGTTATGTTTTATATCGTCGAAACACAATGGCAGCTACAAAATTTACCACAAACTGATGAATGCTTTATAGAGCTTATAGCACAGTGTGACGACTACCATCCCAACCTAACAAACCCAAGCTTAGTTTACTATAACGATTTCAGTAAAGGATACATTATCCCTATCACACATTCAGAAGGATTTAGCATTGACCTCGGAAGTGTTTATAAGTTTTTATCTCGAAAAGCTAAAGTATATGTATTGGATGCTAAATGGCATTCTTACTTTCTAGCCTCTCATAACCTAGTGGATGTCTATACAACTGTGTTGGATGAAACAAACAAGCTAGAAGAGGATGACTGCAATACACGGTTACACAACGACTACAATAACAAGTTTAAGTACGAATCAAACAGAAACACGTTAATACCTATTTCTAAGCATTATGAACGCTGTCAATGCTTATATGATAGTATCAAGCCTTTTATAGGATTGGAGGAAAATTTGCCGTGGAAAAACGATTATTACGAGGCTTATAAATGGGTTGAAAGGAGAGGTATCAAAATAGATGAGAAAATCTTCGATAAATACTTTGAACCTGTATGGAAAGCTAGGTCAGTTAAGAATGGACTTATTTACACATCGTACAACCTCTACAATGTAACTGGTAGACCAACCAATGCATTTAATGGTATAAACTTTCTTGCTTTCAACAAAGACAATAATTCAAGAGCTGCTTTTGTACCGTATGGAGATTTCTTTGTTGAGTTTGATTTTGATGCCTACCATCTAAGATTGTTGGGTAATCATTTAGGAGTTGAGCTACCACAAGATGAATCAATACACAAGATATTAGGATGCCACTATTTCGGAGTTGATGAACTCACCGAAGAACAGTACAAGGAATCTAAAAAGATCACTTTTAGACAACTATACAATGGGGTTGAGGAAGCATATAGAGAAATAGAGCTTTTCAAACGCATATCACAATTTGTATTGGAACTTGATGATCATTACACAAAGCACGGTTACATAATACTACCAAACGGAAGAAAACTCCTGAAAGGTGATTACAATCCGCAGAAGCTACTAAACTACTATGTACAATGCTTAGAAACAGTTAATAATGTCCAAAAACTACTAAGACTGAGGGATTATCTATCAAACAAACTCAGTGGTGTGGTTTTGGTTGTTTACGATTCTATTTTAATTGATTTTCATAAACAAGACGGCATAGAAACAATAAAAGGCATACTGGCTATTCTACAAGAAGGTGGATACACAGTCAAGGTCCAAAAAGGTACTAACTACAACTTTTACAACTAATTAAGACTATTTATAATGGAATATGTAGAACTAACCCAGGAGCAGTTGAAGAATAAATTATTTTGTACTTTTTCACCGAAATCAAAAATTACTGAAACTTTAGATACGATCAAAAGTGAGTACACTATTATGTACGATAAGATCTTCGTGTTGGAGTCGGTTGATTCTGAGGAGTATCTTTGTACATATAATATCCTGGTGCAGAATGGTACAGCAAGAATCCTCCCAAACACAATACTGCTACACAGAAAAAAAGAGTCCAACACTCTTTACACAATCAACAGCCTCAATCTACTTATCAAGTCTTTAAATGAAGGTATTTTAGATACATCCTACAGAATCGATTGGTTCAATTACAGAAACACAGTGCTATTGACACAAGGGGAGGAACTAAAGAAGCTCTCCACCAAGATTCACAAAATAGTAACAGTGTGAGTTGCTAGATCGGTGTAACCTGCCTACCTTTATTTCCTCGAAAAACTAAATCTCAATTATATGGCTATGGATCTAAGTATGATCAAGAACAAGCTATCCTCTCTGCAGAATCAGCGTCAGGGGGGTGGACAGAAAAGGGATATGTCACTTATCCTGTGGAAACCTGGTATAGGTAAGCACAGTGTACGTATTGTCCCATCTATGTACGATAAGACAAATCCGTTTAAGGAAGTTTTCGTACACTACGGTATTGGAAACCGCACAATGATTTCTCTTGCTAACTTTGGCGAGAAAGATCCTATTGTAGAGTTTGCAAAATCACTTCGCACAACAAGCGACAAAGAAAACTGGTCACTTGCTAAGAAACTCGAACCAAAGATGAGAGTCTTTGCTCCTGTTATTGTTCGTGGTGAAGAAGAAAAAGGTGTTCGTTTGTGGGAGTTTGGAAAGCAAGTCTACCAAGAACTCCTCAGCATTGCAGATGACCCAGATGTAGGTGATTACACCGACCCAGTAGAAGGTCGTGATATCACAATTGAAACAACTGGTCCTGAGACAAACGGTACAAGTTTCAATCAATCTAAAGTACGTGTTCGTACTAAGGTTACTCCTCTTTCTGACAGTGCTGAAGAAGTAGAGAAGTGGCTCAACAATCAACCTGAAGCACTTGGAGTTTTCAAGAAGTATTCCTATGATGAGATGAAAGAATCTCTACTCAGTTGGTTGAACCCAGAAGATCAAGCTGAAGAACCAGCTCCTGCAGCACCAATAGCAGAAGCACCAGCTCCACAGTCCTTTGCACTTAACACTCCTGCAAAGAAGACTATCGATGATGAGTTTGATGAGTTGTTTAACATCAAGAAATAATTATGGCAAAAGCACTTAACCAAAGTGTTGGAGATGCATTGAAAGGTTCCTTTGATTTAGATAAGTTTATCAAGTCGAAGAACCTCTCAAGCACTTCAATCAAAATGAAGGAGCAAAAATGGATACCACTATCACAAGCATTTCAGAACTGTCTTTCAATCCCAGGGATTCCCATTGGACATATAACCCTTTTACGGGGTCATTCGGATACTGGAAAGACGACAGCATTGCTGGAAGCAGCAGTGAGTTGCCAGAAGATGGGAATCCTACCAGTTTTCATCATAACAGAGATGAAATGGAACTGGGATCACGCAAAGCAGATGGGTCTACAATTTGAGGGAGTTCCTAATGAAGATGGTGAAATAGCTGACTACAAAGGTTTCTTTATCTACGTAGACCGAGAAAAGTTGAACACTATTGAAGATGTAGCAGCCTTTATTGCTGACTTACTAGATGAGCAAAAGAATGGTAGGTTACCTTACGATCTATGTTTCTTCTGGGATAGTGTTGGATCAATTCCGTGTCGTCTTAGTGTTGAATCTAACAAGAACAACAACGAATGGAATGCTGGTGCAATGTCTCAGCAGTTTGGAAACTTCATTAACCAAAAGATCGTACTCTCTCGCAAGCAATCACAACCCTACACCAATACAATGGTTGCTGTGAATAAGATCTGGGTTGCTAAAGCTGAAACTATTATGTCACAACCTAAGATGAAGAATAAAGGAGGTGACACAATGTACTTCGATTCAAGTCTCATAATTACATTTGGTAACGTAACAAACTCAGGTACCAATAAGATTAAGGCAACTAAGAATAGCAAGGAAGTTGAGTTTGCAAAAAGAACCAAGATCAGCTGTGATAAGAACCATGTAAACGATGTTACATCTACTAGCAAGGTTATTATGACTGCTCATGGTTTTATTGATGACACCAAAGCTGCGATTGACAACTACAAAAAAGCACATTCCAACGAATGGTTGAAAACACTAGGAAGTGCTGATTTTGAGGTAGTTGTAGAATCTGATGAAGATAACAGAGATATCTTTGACGCAACTGACTCAGAATAGTAGTATATTATCACAAATAAAAGTTATGACTAGAATAAACATCGGTATCCCAGTTAAGTCTTTAACGGATAAACATCTCATTGCAGAGCATAGAGAACTTAAAAGAATCCCTAATGTCGTATCAAAAGGTAGATATAACCTCAAGACTGCTCCAAAAGAGTTTACTCTTGGTAAAGGACACGTCTCCTTTTTTTACGACAAGCTGGGATATTTGAAAGAACGCTACATAGAACTTTACAACGAATGTCGAGAGCGGGGCTTTAATGTCCAAAGCTACCTCAACTCCTGGGATGGAGTACCAGACCATCTAATGAACAGCTACACTCCAACTCAAAAAGACATAGAGATAGTGAGTGCAAGAATAGCTGATAGGCTAGCTAATCCAATATCAAAACAAAAGAAACAACGTGATGGACTACAGAAAGTTATTCAATCAGATGGAGAGTCAGAAGGAGGAGGATCTACATAGAAACAGTAGAGTTCTCATTGTAGATTCGCTCAACACCTTCCTTAGGAGTTTTGCTGCGATACACCACTTGAATCCAAGCGGCAATCACATAGGAGGTTTAGCAGGCTACCTAAAATCAGTTGGGTCTGTTATTAAGCACATTGAGCCTACACGAGTGGTGCTTGTCTTCGACGGACAAGGTGGATCAACAAACAAACGATACCTATATCCTGAATACAAAGCCAACAGACACATAAGCAAGATAACCAATTGGGATATCTTTGACACACAAGAAGAAGAGTCAGAAGCTATCACAGCACAGATCATAAGACTCATCGATTACTTAAAATGCTTACCAGTAGATTTAATCTCGATAGATAAGATCGAAGCAGATGATGTAATCGGCTACCTCTCTCAGAGGTTTCCAGAAAAAGTAGTTATACTTTCAACAGACCAAGACTACCTACAACTCGTATCAGAAAACGTATCAGTATTCTCTCCCGTTAAGAAAACAATTTACTACCCTGAAACTGTAATGAAAGAGTATGGTATTCCACCACACAACTTCCTCTTGCATAAGATTGTAGTTGGTGATAAAGGAGACAATGTACCAGGAGTTAAGGGTATAGCCATTAAGACGCTTCTGAAATTGTTTCCCGACCTCAAAGGGGAGAAACTACAGCTTAACCAATTGTTACAGGAATGTGAAGGTAAGCCGGGAAAATATGGTGATATTTACAATTACAGACATCAGCTTAGTATAAACAAGCAGCTTATGGATTTGGTTGAGCCAAACATACCTGAGGAAGATGCTGAGAGGTTGGATGCTGTTATTAATAATCCACGTATTGTATACGATCCTCAAACATTTCTTAAGCTGTGTCAAGAAGACCAGCTAGGTAAGAGTCTAATGAATCCACAAGTGTGGTTAAGTGAGACTTTTGCAAAGCTTCAAAACTACGAAATAAGAAACTAAATATAAGAGTTATGCCAGTCCTCAATCAATTACATTCTTACGGTGTAGGCTTTCAAATCAAAGTCCTATCCAGTCTACTAACCCATAGAGAGTTTCTACAAGGGATACACGATATCCTAGAAGCTGATTACTTTGATAACCCAGCACATAAATGGATAGTTGAAGAGATCTTGAAGTACTACTACCGGTATCATGCAACACCTACTCTAGATGCATTGCAAGTCGAAGTCAAGAAAATTGAAAACGAAATCCTAAGAATATCAGTAGTAGAGCAGTTAAAGGAATCCTACAAAGCATCTAACGAAGACAGAGAGTACGTTGAACAGGAGTTCAGTAACTTTTGTAAGAACCAACAGCTCAAAAAAGCACTACTCTCTTCGGTTGATCTTTTAGAGAAAGGACAATACGATGACATACGTTATTTAATAGATTCAGCACTAAAAGCAGGTCAAGATAAAAACATAGGACATGAGTATGAGAAGGATACTGAAGTAAGATACAGAGAAGAAGAAAGAAGAGCAGTACCAACCTCATGGGATCACTTAAACGATCTTTTGATGGGTGGTCTTGGTGCAGGAGACTTAGGACTTGTGTTTGGTAATCCAGGAGGAGGTAAGAGTTGGTTCCTAGTAAACATAGGAGCTAAGGCAGCTTCTTTAGGTTTCAAAGTATGCCACTATACGTTAGAGTTATCTGAATACTACGTCGGTAGAAGATACGACTCAGTATTCACAGGCATAGGTGTACAAGACCTGCAAAAGCATAGAGCTGAGATTGATGAGATTGTGAGCAAAGTTCCAGGAAAGCTAATCATAAAGGAGTTTGCAATGGGTAAAGCATCCATTGCCAATATAGAATCCCACATCCAGAAATGTAAAGATTTAGGACACTCACCAGATCTTATTATAATAGACTACGTTGACTTATTGAAATCTAAACGCAAGTCAATAGATAGAAAGGATGAGATAGACGATGTCTACACATCAACTAAAGGACTGGCTAGAGAATTAAATGTTCCAATTTGGACAGTATCCCAGGTGAATAGAGCAGGTGCAAAGGATGATATTATAGAAGGAGATAAAGCAGCAGGTTCTTATAATAAGATGATGATTGCTGACTTTGCAATATCCCTATCAAGAAAGAGGCAGGACAAAGTAAATGGTACTGGTAGGATACATGTGATGAAAAATAGGTATGGATCTGATGGTATGACCTACGCAGCTAAGATAAATACCAACAACGGTAACATTGAGATTAGTGCAAATGAAATGGACGAAGATCAATTCACAACAAGTGAAACCAGCATGTCAGGATCTCGATCTGGTTCAGCCACAGGGTTTAGTAGTCAAGAGAGAAATTATTTGAATCAGAAGTTCTTTGAATTGAGTAAATAGCTCTATTTATTAATACAAATTCCAGGATTATGAGCCTTATTTCGCTATATGAAAAGAAAAAGACCGCTTTCGGACCACCCGCAGTTAAAACTACATACGAGCAGTTCGTATTCAATATGGAAAGGTCTGGTCTAAACAACTTAGTGACTCTTAACGAAGAAGATCCTCTTTTCACACCTCCAAAAGTAACAGACACTTACATCGGAAAGCTGTTCAGAGAGGGTGTACTTCCTGGATAATTACTGATCTTTACTGCAAAGGTTGCGAACTCTACGCCGGAGAGCTTCTTTTCTGAGTGTTAAACCTATCTCTATAATTTTAAAAACCAACTAAAAATGGACGTCTCACAGAGCATTTTATCGGATATCACTGTCTACATGAAGTATGCAAAATACAATCCCGAACTTCAACGAAGAGAAACGTGGAAAGATTTAGTAGATCGTAATAAAGAAATGCACTTAAAAAAGTTCCCACAACTTTCTGAAGAGATCGAAGAAGCGTATAAGTACGTGTACGACAAGAAAGCTCTACCATCCATGCGTTCTATGCAGTTTGCTGGTAAGCCAATAGAGATAAGTCCGAACCGTGTTTACAACTGTGCTTATTTACCTATCGATGATTGGAGAGCTTTTGGTGAGACTATGTTCTTATTGCTAGGAGGTACTGGTGTAGGTTTTTCAGTACAGAAGCACCACGTTGAAAAGCTTCCAGAAATACGTAAGCCAGATCCAAAGAAACAAAGGCGTTTCTTGATTGGAGATAGTATAGAAGGTTGGGCTGATGCAGTAAAGGTTCTAGTTAAAGCTTATTTCGAAGGTGGTACAACACCGGTATTTGATTTCAGTGATATTAGACCAAAAGGAGCTGCATTGGTGACTTCAGGTGGTAAAGCACCCGGTCCTCAGCCACTTAAAGAGTGTTTAATCAAAGTTCAAGGAATACTAGATAGCAAGAACGACAACGATAGACTTAAACCAATTGAAGTACATGACATGGTTTGTCATATAGCCGATGCAGTACTTGCAGGAGGTATTCGCAGAGCAGCTCTAATTAGTCTCTTTAGTGCAGACGATGAAGAAATGATTTCTGCAAAATCAGGCGCTTGGTGGGAGCTCCACCCCGAAAGAGGCCGTGCAAACAACTCAGCAGTTCTACTCAGAAACAAAGTAACAGAAGAGTTTTTCTTTGAACTGTGGGATAAGATTAAAGCTAGTGGAGCTGGTGAACCCGGTATCTATTTTAACAACGATAAAGATTGGGGTACCAATCCTTGTTGTGAAATCGCATTGAAACCTTTTCAGTTTTGTAATCTCTGTGAAGTAAACGTCAGTGATGTAGTTGATCAGGATGATCTAAACGCTCGTGTCAAGGCTGCTACTTTCATTGGTACTTTGCAAGCTTCTTACACAAACTTCCACTACCTTCGTCCAATCTGGCAACGTACAACTGAGAAGGATGCTTTGATTGGAGTTGGAATGACTGGTATTGGTTCTGGTGTTGCTCAAAAGCTTGATCTCAAGCAAGCAGCAGAAGTTGTAAAGCAAGAGAACGAAAGAGTAGCAAAACTGCTCGGTATCAACTCAGCTGCTAGATGCACTACTATCAAGCCATCCGGTACATCATCACTCACCTTAGGAACTTCTAGTGGTATTCATGCTTGGCATAACGATTACTACATTAGGAGAATTAGGGTTGGTAAGAATGAAGCAATCTACACACACCTTCTTATAAACCATCCTGAACTTATTGAGGATGAATACTTTAGGCCTCATGACACAGCTGTAATTTCTGTACCGCAAAAAGCACCTGAAGGAGCTATTTTGAGAACAGAATCTGCATTGGAACTACTTGATAGAGTTAAACACTTCTATCAGAATTGGATCAAACCAGGACATAGGACTGGTCAAAACACTCACAATATCTCAGCAACGGTATCAATCAAAGACGATGAGTGGGAAATAGTAGGAAAGTGGATGTGGGAAAACAGAAAGTTCTATAACGGTCTCTCAGTACTACCATTCTCAGATCATAGCTACAAACAAGCACCTTTTGAGGATTGTACTAAGGAAGTATATGAGGAGATGATGACACACCTACACGGTATCGATCTTTCCCAAGTTATAGAATACAACGACAATACTGATCTGAAAGGAGAAGCAGCTTGTGCTGGCGGAGCCTGTGAAATAGTCTAAAGTGGGAAGAGAGGATTTTGAAGAGGGAACACACTATTATCTTGAAGGTGGGAGGGTTGTTTTCACAGCTCTCTACCACCTCGAGAGAGGTTGTTGTTGCGGTTCAAAATGTAGACACTGTCCGTTTGATCCTCCCTATGAGAGTGGTAACGAAGTAGTTAAAAAAGAGTTTGGTGATTTGAAACAATCACCGTAGATTTATCAAAACATTTAGTATGAAATTCCAATCAAGTAAGGTTTTTGACGGCTTTTCAACTGTGTTTAGACAGTGGAAGGCTGATGGAACTCATTGTCGTTTTTTGCACGGTTATGATATCGAAATACGAGTTCACTTTGAAGGAGAGCTGGATCATCGGAATTGGGTATGGGATTTTGGTGGTATGAAAAGAGCTCAAGGTACTATTGATGGATATAATCCAAAAGAGTGGTTTGACTATATGTTCGATCACACAACTGTCGTAGCTGAAGATGATCCGTTCATAGAGAAGTTCATTGACATGGATCTCAAAGGAATTATTCAACTTCGCATCATTCCATCAGTGGGAGCAGAGCAGTTTGCTAAGTTCGTATTTGAGAAAGTTGATGCTTTTGTGAAAGAGGAGACGGACGGAAGAGTTTACATTACCAAAGTAGAAGTAGCAGAGAATCGCAAGAACGCAGCATCATACACAAAATAACAATATGAGTAAAATTGATTCACACAAGTTATTAATCAGTTCCGACTTCTACTCTGTCCAAGGTGAGGGTATTTCATCAGGAGTACCTTCCTACTTTGTTCGCTTAGGTATTTGCAATCTAACCTGCGGTATGAGTAGGCAGTTTGCAAATCAACTAGCCAAAGAACAAACATTAGAGGATGGAGAGATATTTGAAGGTGATTTAGTCAAAGAAGGTAAAGCAACTTGGACTTGTGATTCTACGAGTCAGTGGTTGTGGAGAGGTGAAGATAAAGAGTTCCAGTATTTAATAGACAGGTGGAAAGAGCAAGACATCTACGATGACGTTAAGAATGGTACTATCCACATCATCTGGACTGGTGGTGAACCTACGATCAAAGGTCATCAAGAAGCAATTGTTAATTTCTTTAGATACTGGAAATCAATAGACCCCTCTGTTAAGAAAGTTGAATCGGGAGGTTTAATTCACACAGATGCTGTTACTGCTTTTAGTGAGATAGAAACAAACGGAACTGTAGAAATTACCGATTTACTCAGAGTTTACATAGACCAGATCAACTGCTCTCCCAAGCTATCTAACTCAGGTATGACTGAAAAACAGCGTATCAATCCAGAAGCTATCAAGACAATAATGAACAGCAATAGAACTTATCAATTCAAATTCGTTATATCAAACGAAGAAGATGTTCAAGAATTGTTCCGTGACTTTGTTGTACCATTCAACATACCTCTTGCCAACGTGGTTTGTATGCCGGGACTAGACGATGTAGCTAATTTTGAAGAGCGTACACAATTTGTACTTGAAATGGCTAAGAAGTATAAGTTCAGAGGATTAACTCGTTTGCACATTGCAGCTTGGAATAAAACACTAAACGTATAGTATGGGAATAGCCATCTTTATATCATTAGTATGTTTAACTATTGCTACTGCGTACGGTGTTGTAGATGTACTTAGACAGACAAATAGAATAAAGAAAAATGAAAAATAATATTCTAATTATAAACGCATCTATTAGAGGACAGCAAGGTAATTCTTATGCAATTGCATTATTCACAAAAAGTTACATTGAAAAAAAACAAAGTGCTAATGTAGAAATATACGACCTCACACATCCTAAAAATACAATTCAGGAAGTGTATGCACTGTTGGAACACGCAGATGCATTTGTAGTCATATCAGGCACATATTGGAACAATTTAGGTTCAACTCTTCAAAGATTTATTGAAGTCTGCACTCCTTTTGAAAACACAAATGCTTTTTTCGGAAAACCAGTTTCAACAATTATTTCAATGGATTCCGTTGGAGGCATTGATGTTGCCAATAAAATAATAAGTTCTTTTTCAGGATTAGGCTGTTGGACACCACCGTGTTCAACAATTATCTTATCAAGATTAGGTGAAGAATCTGTAAAACGGACACAAGACTTGGAGGATGACCCCAATGAAGATGTATGGAGATTGGAGGACATTGAAATTCTTATAGACAATTTAATTTTAGCAAGTCAAATAGAAAAAAATAAATGGAGAGTATGGCCCAATATTCAACTTCAAATAGAAGACAGGCAGTGGCCATCAAGCGGAGATTTGAATATGAACAATCCAATATTTATTAAACAAAATTTTCTAAAAACCACATTTAACTACCAAATATGAGAAACCTAATCCTAATCTTTCTTGGAACTGTGCTTTTATACGAGTTCATAGCATTCCCTATGATAACATCTAGAAGCACTCTGCTTAATGTATTAGGAGTAGCTATCTTTGTATCCAATACTGTACTCATTATAGAGTACATAAGAATCAAGTTTTTGAACCGTAAAAATTGACGTTATGCCTAATTTTGATCAAGACATCGAACCTTCCGATTATGTAGAATCTTGTAGTCGTTATGAGATTGATGAGTTACTAGATGCACTAGAGATTGGTGGATACATTTCTAAGAATTTGAGACGGACTAAAGAAGATCCTGGTAGATCTGTTGCTGAGTCGGAGTTCCAAGAGGCATTGGATAAGTTACACAATAAATGGAATATGCTGAGTAGTGAGGAAGAACAAGCAATCCTGCAAATCTCTAAACGGTTTTAATATGGAAAATGCAAATCAAAAAGAACACTGCGTCATCTGCGGTAAAGAAACTCCCTATCTCATTTCAACTCACATAGACTACCGAATAGGATATGTGGAAGGAGTTGGACAGCTATGTAGAACTTGTACTCAAGACAGCCACCGTAACTACGCCAATCGACACATAGCGATTGATAGAAGCGTTGTTGAAAGTACACCCAACGACTTTGAACTAGGAGCCAAAATAAGAAAGCAGTACTATGACTCAGCAAACAACGATTGAAGATTTCTACGAAGCAATTAAACACGTAGGTGCTGGTAGTCTATATTATATTAGGAAGAAAGAAGGCTCTGAAACAGAATTTGTTTTTGAACCGGTCATAATAGATACAAAGGACAAAGAACTGACCCTCAGAATCTTAAAAAGAGTCTCCCTAGATCCAAACTTCATAGCATTTCCAGGAACAGCAGAAGCTTATGAATTTCTAAATTCAGATGTTGCTGGATAAGCTTGAAACACTTACCTTTAGCAAAACAAATCAAATGACAATAACACTCAGTGAAGGCATCCTATATCTAGCTGTCGTACTGATCCTAATGATAATCCAAGTCTACCAGCTAAAGAGAATAGCTGATCTTCAGAAAGAGTGTGATCTTATTTGGACTCAGGTAAGTACTATCGTTATGAGCATATCTGCTAAGATGTTGGAAATGCAAAAAGATATCACAGACGCAAAACAGAAAAATGAAAACATACGTAGTAGTGAAGTTGCAGGTTGAGGGACTGCATAACTTTCCAAACGCACCGGAGATCTTTCCGGAAGTAGGGTTTTTAGCAGATCCACACAGGCACATGTTTCACATAGAAATGTCCTGTGCAGTGACACATTCAAATCGGGATAAAGAGTTTATTATGCTGAAGAGAGATGTTTTAGATTACTTAAAGCAGCGTTATTACAATCCCACAACTAGAATCCATGAATTTGGAGCTAGAAGTTGCGAAGCTTTGGCGACGGAGCTTCTACATCAATTTGAATGTGAGTATGTAGAGGTTTGGGAAGATCTCGAAAATGGAGGAAGAGTTGAAAGGTGATCTGCTCTAGATTACTATCATCACGACTATTTATTAAAAATAGATTCGTATGTATAGAGCTTTTAGACAGTGCCCAAAGTGTGGTATGTTGATAGAACATGCTACAATACACTCACAAAGTAAAGCTGATAAATTAGCTGAGCAGTCCACAAAACAAGAGAAGCTCTGTAGAAGTTGTATAGCAGTTAATATCAACAATAGAAGGTGGGCTGACCCGGCTAACATTGAAAAACAATCGCAAAGGTTCCTACACAACAATCCAAGCAAAGGAAAACCAGCTTGGAACAGAGGTGTTCCTCGAGACCTTAGCACAAAAAAGAAAATACAAGATACTAAAAAAAACAATGGTAGTTCGTCGGGAAATCGTAACTCAAATTATGGTAACTTCAAGTATCACAACACCCAGCAGAATTTTAAACAATTTCGTAATCGTGTAGTTGTGTTAACAGAGAGAGTCAAGCATTTGGTAGATGGATATAGTGAGGTAAAGAGAGGAAAGACTAACGTAGAAGGAGCTTATCAAATTGATCACATAAAGCCCATAATAGACTGTTGGTATGATGGGTGGACACCGGAACAGGCTGCTGACGTGACAAATTTGAGATTCATACCGTGGGAAGAGAATTTAAAACTAAGAAAATGGAGAAAACATCTGACACATCGCCAACATCTAAAGTAGTACTGCTATTTGGTCGTATCTGCAGTGGTAAAGGTAGCTACATGAACGATCCAGTGGATAATGCTAGAGTAGTTGTATCTCAACTTGTAGGTAGTTTGGTTAGATCGAATAGCAGAAGTGATATGCAAGATACTCTACACTTTGATCACATTCTAGCTGATCTCATAGTCAAGAGAGTTGGTACTTTGGTAAACATGAATCTCTGGAGTAACGTTATCGTAGACGGTATAAGACAACTGAGCATAGTTGAGAAAGTGATTGAGATCTATCCAGAAGCGCAACTCATTTGGCTAGAAGTACCAGTAGAGGAAAGAAAGAGGAGGTATGAGAATAGAAAGGATGGTAAGGATAGTCTACAGAGCTTTGAAGTTGCAGACAACAAGCCAATAGAATTAGAATGTCAAAAGATATTTGACACATTAAAAGACAAATTAATAATCGTAAATAACTACTAAATGGAGCTCATTAAGAAAGCCAACGGTAACATTGTCCGTACAGCAGAAGAAAAAGCTAAGATGATCGAACAAGCAGCTGAGCATTATGGAAACTTTCTAACAGCCTTAGGTTTTAATTGGAAAGCTGACCCACACTCAGAGAACACACCAAAAAGAGTTGCCAAGGCTTGGGTAAACGATCTCATTGCGGGATCTAATAGTCCGGCTCCCGAAGTCACTGCTTTTCCTAACGATGAAGGATATACAGGACTCATCTGCCAAACTCGTATTCCTGTCATCAGTCTCTGTGCTCATCATAATCTAACTTTTCACGGAGTAGCTCACGTAGCCTACATTCCAGGTAAGGATAAGAATGATATGGTGATTGGTCTTAGTAAACTAAATCGCATAGTCGATTTCTTCAGTCGTCGTCCTAATATTCAAGAGTCTCTTACAAAGCAGATTCATGATGAGATTGATAGACTTTGTATAGGTAACAGAGGTGTAGCTGTTGTAATCGAATCACAGCACAATTGTGTACTGTGCCGTGGTGTTAAACACGACAGTGTAATGAAGACCTCTCAAATGTCAGGATACTTCTGGACTAACGAAGTTGGAACTCGTGCAGAGTTTTTCCATCTGATAGATCAGAGCAGGCATGCTTAGTCAACGTTATGATAAAACTAAAACAACTAATTATGGAAGCTACACAACAGAAGTATGAATATGGCTGTGTTATGCTATACTTCAACTTCCCAACTCTCAAAATTTTGCATCAAGCAATTGATCCAGCTGACATCTATACAGAAGATGGTACTAGAAGCTTTGGTCTTGAAGTTGAACCGCATGTCACGTTATTGTACGGATTACACAACGATGTCACAGCTGATCAAGTGAAGAAAATTGTTAATAGGTTTCCATACAGTAAATGCAGATTCTACAATGCTTCTTTATTTGAAAATGATTACGATGTTCTTAAGTTTCGTGTTGAAGGACTCAACTTGCATACAAGCAATAAGATGCTTAAAGAATTACCACACACAAGCACCTTTCCCAACTACCAACCACATTTAACAGTTGGATATCTCAAACAAGGAGCTGGTAAAAAGTATACAGAGATGTTTGAGCATTTAGAGTTTGAAGCTATGCCAACTTACGTGGTCTACAGTGCTGCAGACGGAACTAAGCATACGCTTTCAATTGAACTTATATGAAAAAGATCAAATACGGATACATAGCTCCCATTGCCTATCAGCACATGATACCTGAGAGTGCTGACTTTCATCTCATACTTACACACCTACTAGATGACCCTCAATATGTAGACTTCTATAAAAAGAAGATTGAAAGAGGTGACACAGTGATACTTGATAATAGTGCTTTTGAGTTTAAACGAGCTCTCAGTACTGAAGAGATTCTAGGCTTTATTGAACGCAGTGGTATACAACCTACCTACGTAGTAGCACCTGACTATCCTTTCCAGGATTGGGAAATAACTTGGAACTCAACTCTTAAATTTATCGAAGAGGTAAAAGGAATGCCATACAAAGTCATGGCAGTACCTCAAAGCAAGAAAGGTGATTATCAGGGGTGGATAAGGGGTTATTCTGAGATGCTCCAACATCCTGATATAGAGATTATTGGTATGTCAATCTTAGGAATACCAAATGCTTTCTGTAGCCTGACTCATACTGAAGATGTAGCTTTCAATCGAGTATATGCAACTAGCTATTTACTCAATAAAGGAATTGTGGCTCCTGGATGGAAGTGGCATCACTATTTAGGTTTAGGTGGAGGTCCTAGGGAGATCCTAATTCAAAGACAGCTTGAGCTTATGGATAGCAATGACAGCTCTTCACCTTTCTGGCATGGACACTTGGGAGTTAAGTTTGATAACTCGATATGGGGTCTTAAGAATGGAAAGAGTCCGCTTGAAGTTAGATTCAATGCAGTACAAGATCCAGAAGCTTTGGACGATATAGAACACAACATTCAGTACATGGAACGATACATTCTAGGTTAATATGCAAGAGTTTGATCCAAAGAAGAAAGCACAAGGTCTAGGTGACACAGTAGCTAAGTTTACACATGCTTTAGGCATTGACAAGCTTGCCATGTTCATAGCAAGACTCATGGGAAAAGAGGATTGCGGATGTAATAGAAGAAGGAAGAAGTTAAACAAATTAGTTACGTACAAAGATGAACAAAAAGTATCTTGATTGGAGGGACATTGAACAAGGAGTTGAACGTCTAGCTACCAACATCACCGCAAGCAAAATTGAATTTACAGCAGTAACAGGATTACCGCGTGGAGGCTTAATTCCAGCTATAATGCTCTCACACACCTTAAGCATTCCTTTTATAAGCCAACCACCTAATCAAGTAGGAAGCTCAATACTGGTCGTAGATGACATCTGTGACTCAGGTGTTACTATGCAAAAGTTTAAAGATGTTGAAAATATCTACACTGTAACACTACATTACAAAACTACAGCATGCTACGAACCAAACTATTGGTGGAGGTTAGTAGGTGATAATGAGTGGATAGTATATCCGTGGGAAAGAAAAGATTCACAAACAATACCCGACTATGCAACAAAGAGAGAGTAAGACAAACTGGCATTTCAACTTCAGCATCGCTAAATCAATCTTCAGAGTATTTGCTGGTACAGCATTACTCTACAGTAACATTTGGTATTTAGTATCAGCAGGAGCTATGCTGATTGTAGCAGAAATATTAGGTGTTTTGGAAGAACTTTAATAACTTTATATCATGATAAACGCACAACAAATAGTAGAAGCAGGTCTCCTAAAGTTGGAGCACAGCAAAGGCAAACCAGCCCAGATTGGATACGATCTATCCTTAAAAGCAGTTCAAAGAATTGGTGGTGCATACGGAACTACTACAGGACATCCGATAATGGAGGATATGGAGATTGGCAAAGTTCTAAAGGATAAAACGCATCTTGCAACCTACACACCAGTAGAAACTACAAAGGTAGACGGCATACAAGGCTGGTTATTGTACCCAGGTTCATACGATATTACTTTCTGGGAAGGATGTAAGATACCATCCAACTACGTAGGTCTCATAAGACAGAGATCTTCAATGCTGAGAAACGGTACAGTACTACACTCCTCTGTATTTGATCCAGGATTTGAAACAGACTTCATGGGAACTGTAATGGTTGTGAATGAAACCATATTTGTTGAGCAGGATGCAAGAGTAGCACAAATCTACTTCCACGAATGTACACCAGTCGATAATGAAAATCTTTACCAAGGTCAATGGCAAAATGACAAGCAGCGTTCATCTCTATGACACAAGAAAAAAGTTATGTAACAGTCAATAGTAAGGAAACCCTACTAGACCTTGTAAAGCACATTCAAGAAAGTGAATACTGTGCTTATGATACTGAAACCGATAGTTTGAATCCACGTAAAGGATGTATTATCGGTTTCTCTGTCTCAGGTCAGGTAGGTAGAGGTTACTACATGCCGGTCAAACAATTTAAAGATGGCTCTTTACAAGACATCTACATAGAAGATCGCAAAGCAAGTGATCTTGCTAAGGTAGTTATAACAAAGCTACTAGACAAGAAGCTGATAATGCATAACGCTTCGTTCGATATTCGATTTACAAAAAACCACTATGGAATAAACCTACTACCAGCTTTATATGCTGATACTGGACTTTTGGTTCATACTGTAAAGGAGGAAGGTGCTTTCGGTTATGGTAATCCTTTTGGTTTGAAGCCAATCGCAATGATGGTGCAGAGTGAGATTGGACTCGATGTTGAAAAGGATGCTAACGAAGAACAGCTCGCACTCAAAGCTAGTATAAAAGAGAATGGTGGGCAAGTCTCAAAAGAGAACTTTGAAATCTATAAAGCAGATCAGGAAATCTTATCTAAGTACGCAGCAGCTGATACTGATCTCACTCTTAGAATCTATTTTCATTTTTTGGAGATACTCAAACAAGAAGGTCTTGAGAAGTTTTTCTTTGAGGAAGAGGTTATGCCACTTTACAAAGAAGTAACAATTCCAATGGAAGATCACGGTGTGAGATTGGATATTGAACTGATGCAAAAGACAAAGGAGAATATCGTAGCTGATCTAGCAAGGCATGCTGAATTAGTAGTAGAGGAATTGTTGAAAGATGGTAGGATTAGAGGTTGGATTATAGATCGAGCTGTTGAAGCTTATCCACCAAAAGCTAAAGGTACGTTTGCACAAAGGTTACTTGAGCAAAATGATATTGAATTAGTACGCTCTGATAAGACTGGTAAATTCACTATCAACAAATCAGCTGTAGCATCTCTGCCAGAGTCTCCAATCAAGGACTACTTGATGACTGGTGACACCAGCTATTTAACAAAAGAGCAGATAGTAAAATGTTCTCTTTCCTTATGGAAGGAAGATAACGATGGGAAGTTCTTTAACATCCAATCAAAAGATCAGTTAGGTAAGATTGCTTTTGAGGTACTTGGTATCAAACCACTATCTGAGACCAGCAAAGGCAAACCACAGTTCGATGAAGACCTCATTCAATCAATAAGTGGTGAGTATACGTGGGCTAAGTATTTGAGAATTTACAACAAGCTTACAAAGATCAAAACAGCCTACATAGATAGATTCCTAGACTCATCAGAAGATGGAAGGTTTTATCCCTACTTCAAACAGAACGGTACAGTATCGGGAAGGTACGGATCAGATCTACAACAGCTTCCTAAACCACTTGAGCCTGGACAGGATGAGCAGATAGTAATGGATTACACAAACGTAGTGAGAGCTTTCTTTATCTGTGATCCAGGGTATAAACTTCTTGACACAGACTATCAATCTCTTGAACCTAGAATCTTTGCAGCTGTGGCTGGTGATCAGGGATTAAAGGATATCTTTGCAAATGGTTGGGACTTTTATTCAACGGTAGCAATCAGAACTGAAAAGCTAGAAGGAGTCAGTCCAGACACCAAAGCACCTAACTACCTCAAGAAACTAGATCCGGTGAAAAGACAAACAGCCAAGTCTTACTCACTCGGTATTGCGTACGGTATGTCAGGATACGCATTAGCCATGACTCTCAACATACCAGCAAAGGAAGCAGACAAACTAGTGGAAGGCTATCTCGAAGGATTCCCAGAACTCAAAAAGTGGAGAGAAGAGTCGAGAGCTTTTGTAAAAGCAAACGGATACATCAAGAATAAAGTAGGACGAATAAGACACCTACCCGTAGCTAAGGAAATCTATGAAGCTATGGAAGATAGGTTGCTTGATTGGAAAGTGAGAAAGGAACTAGAAAGAGAGTACGGACTTGATAAAGTAAACTCTCTCTACAGAGACTATAGGAATGCGCTTAATAACTGTTTAAACTACCAAATTCAGAGTTTTGCAGCTTCGGTGGTGAATCGAGCAGCTGTACAAATAAACAGGAGATTTCGCAGTGAAAACATACGAGGACAGGTGATTGCTCAGATACATGACCAGCTTGTGTGTCAAGTTCACGAAGAAGATACAAAACGTGCATGTGAGATTGTGCAAGAGTGTATGGAGAATACAACCATACTAGATGGTGTAGCCTTAGTAGCTGAACCAGAGGTTACGATTAATTTTAGAGACGGTCACTAAATAAAGGCAATAATTTTGATCAATATTTACTGGAAGTAGGATATTTATAATCATGAAGGCAGTAGCTACTATATTACTTATCCTAAGCATGAGCTCCTGCTACGTCTACGATAACGCATACTACAATCCGGATAGACCGGTAACAAGATATCAATATTACTACGACTATCCAACTTATCCTTATTTTAGACCTACACCCTACAGCTATCACCAAAGACCTTCCATTATAGTAATAGAGAAGAACAATCAAAAGATAGTAAGGCCAGCACCAAGAGTAAATGCTTTTGGTCCAACAGCACCACCCTCAGCTCCAAGAAACCCATCCGCACCAATTAGAACATTCCCAAGAAAAGACGACAAAAGAGAGAAGTAGTAAAACTTATCAATAGTTATGCCCAAAATCGAATTTCTGACATTCCAGGACAATCTTTACATTATTAGAAGAATCTTGAGAGAAGATCTTGATCCCAACATAGATGTTTGGAAAGAGCATCTCAATGCTGATACAGTACTGAAAAAGGATGGCTGGTTATATTTTCTAGAAATTGTGCCTGAATTGGAAATAATTGAGGACCTTTAACAAAATACAATATGAATAAGTTACAACCCCTTAACGGCTACATTGTGATAAAGCCGATTGACGAAGAAGAACAAATGTACGGTAACATTGTAATTCCCGATCTAGGAAAGGAAAAACCAGAGATGGGAGAAGTGGTAGCAACATCTGACACCTACAACTTCCACAGCGACTCGTTAGTAGAATCCAAACTCAAGGTAGGAGATAGAGTATTGGTACCTAAATTAGGAACAGTTCGGGTATCAGTAGAAAATGAAGATTACTACATTTGCAAAGAACAGGACATATACTCAAAAATAAACTAACATGACAACAACGGTTTTCGGAACAGAACTCAAGAACAAACTCCTGGCAGGTATCCAAAAGTTAAACCAATCAGTATCCTCAACTTTAGGACCAGGAGGTCGTACAGTACTCATCAAAGACAAAAGTGGAGAAGTGAAAGTGACCAAAGATGGTGTCACAGTAGCTCGTTCATTTCATGAACTTGAAGATCAAGTAGAGGACTTAGGTGCACAGCTTGTAAAGCAGGTCAGTATTAAGAGTGCGAATGAAGCAGGTGATGGTACAACAACATCAACACTGCTTGCTACTACTATGGTTGAAGAAGGCCTTAAGCTCATTAACCAAGGTTCTAATCCAGTAGAAGTTAAAAAAGGTATCGATAAGTATGTAGCAGAGGTTGTGAACCAACTTAGAAGTATTGCTGAGGATGTTACATCTCAAGAGCAAATCAAACAAGTAGCAGCTATCTCAGCTAACAATGATCAGGAGGTTGGTAATTTAATATCAACAGCAATAGAAAAGGTTGGACGAGAGGGTATTGTAACAATCGAAGAGTCGAAGACAGGAGAAACTGTTCTTGAAATAGTAGAGGGTATGCAGTTTGATCGTGGTTACAAGTCTCCTTACTTTGTTACCAACAACACAACCATGCAGGCTGTCTTAGAAGAACCTTACATCTTTATCTATGATGGTAGGATAACAAAAGCATCTGAACTTCTTAATGCTCTTAGTAAGGTTAGCGGTGAAAACAAATCACTACTCATTGTTGCTGAAGACATAGAAGATGAAGCTCTTGCAACTCTCATTGTCAATAAGATGAGGAACATCATCAAAGTAGTTGCAGTTAAAGCGCCTGACTTTGGAGAAAGGAGAACACTTATCTTGGAAGACTTAGCTGCACTTACAGGCGGAACTGTTATATCAAAGAACAAAGGTCACAAGCTAGATAAACTAGCACCCGTTCAAGTAGTTGAGTTCTTAGGTAAAGCTAGAACAGTAACTGTTTCAAAAGAGGCTACCACCATTGTAGACGGTTCAGGTGATCCTGAAGCAATCGCAGCTAGGGCTGATGATATAAAAGAGCAAATAGAAAAAGCTACATCTTTCTACGAGAAAGAAAAGCTGCAGGAGAGGTTAGGTAAACTGATTGGTGGAGTAGCAATCATATCAGTTGGTGGTAATTCAGACATCGAGATCAAAGAAAGAAAAGATAGAGTCGAAGATGCTCTCTTTGCTACAAAAGCAGCATTAGTAGAAGGAATCGTTCCAGGTGGTGGTGTAGCTCTTATTGAGGCATTTAATGCACTCTCAATCAGTCCTAAAGAAGTATCTGCAGATGAAATGCTTGGTTTTGATATTGTGAGAAAAGCTTGCTTTGCTCCATTCAAGACAATACTCAAGAACTGTGGTATAGAGGATTACTACTCAATACTAAGAGCAGTATCAGATGCTAGGATAGGTCTTGTAGGAAGTGGTGGTGAAGATATGCTCTACACTTATGATGCTAAGACACAAAATGTAGTAGGAGCAAAGGAGTCAGGTCTTCTAGATCCAGCCAAGGTAACTCGAACAGCATTAGAAAACGCAGCTTCTGTAGCTGGTACAATATTAACAACAGAGTCGGTCATCTTTGAGAAGAAGAATGAAAACTCAAACGAAGATCCGGCAATGGCAGCTTTTTAGGTGTTTTATCAAAGGTTGACGCCCTCCGTTTCTACGGGGGGCTTTTTTATGCAACCTACGAGTGTTAACCAACCTGTGTTAGCGTTGCTATTACTGAAGGGATAGCTGGGTAATTTCCTGCAGCTGGGTCGTACACCAACTGCATATTAATATCATCAGACTGCCATACTATTTCTAAATAATCTCCAGCATTCATAACGTCAACATAATTCCAAGCTGCTACAAATCTTCCACTTCCTCCCGCTTGTTTTAGTACATCTACACTTGTATTAGAACGAGGAACATTAGATCCATTCTTTTTAAACCAAATGTATGCTGTATCCGCTCCATTATCTGTTTTTTCTAATTGAGCCGAAAACTGTAAATTGTAAACTCCAAGATGGGAAACTGTAATCCTACTTCCACTAACTACTATAACACCATTAGAATATTCTGTAGTTTCTAATTGCATGGAGCGAGACACATTAGGAGTCAGGTTAGTCTGAGAGCTAGTAGAACAAAAAGCACCGTAAAATCCAAAATTACCGTTTGATCCCGAGGTCCAGAAAGACCCTGTCTGACTGGGTAGTACTACAGAAGATGATATCTGATTAAATATAGAATTTCCTATAGCTTGAAGTGTTGTCTTTTTGGTTATGTTGGTATTGACAACAGGAAATACATCATTTGATTCTGGGGTAGTTAGTAAAGGCAGTGCTGATATAGGTAAATCTGGCATTTGTGGTATCTTTATACGGTTACATAAATTTTGGATCCATCCTCTTGAAGGATGTAAGCCAGATCTTCTTGCTGTAAGAAACCTTCTACAACCGGTCCGACAACACCGGTCTGCGTAGCTCCTCCGCGATTAAGCCAAGCAGCGTACATATTTTGTTGAAGCTCGTTGACATATTCGTTGTACATCCGAACTTGCTGATCTAAGGTTAGGCTCTTAACCTCATTGAGCTGTCTAAAATGTTGCCAATGTATCACATTTATAAATATCTACCAGGTAGATAGTATAACGGGCGTTTAGTAAATACTTATTAAGGGGTTTTCACTATGATAAAGTTTGCTAAACACAACAATAGGGAATACGTTTTAGTAGATAGCTCTTTTGAAGTTAATCAAGTAACAGTTCCTATCCATTTACAAATTGACATCACTAGTTTAGAAGAACCCGAAAAGATTCTAATATACAGAACATCTGCAACAGCCTTCAATAGACACATCGTGTTTGCAAAGAAAAAGGAAGAGAAAGTGAAAAAGGCTTGGTGGAAGATTTGGTAAGACTGTTGTTCCCATTCAAATAAATTGTATCTTTGTTATATGAAATTTGTTTGCGTAAGCGATACACATACTAAACATGGAAAGTTAGGTAGCTCTCTAACGCTGCCAGACGGTGATGTGTTGCTTCATGCAGGAGACTTTTCAAATGTAGGTGGTAGACATGAGGTAGATGGTTTCTTTAACTGGCTTATCAAACAAGCACCTCGCTATACATACGGAATTGTGTTTATAGCAGGTAACCACGATAAGTCGTTTGACACTAAGTATAAACATCTATTCGCACTCAAAGAAGCTCCAGGAGGGAAACCTCAGTGGCTTGTTGACATGCTGGAAGATTTAACTGAGGAAGGTAGTAATGTTACCTACTTAGAAAACAGCTCTGTAGAACTCAACGGAACTAAGATATGGGGTAGTCCTTATAGTCCGTGGTATTATGGAGATAGGTGGGCATTCAATAAACGTAGAGGAAAAGAAATAGCAGAAGTTTGGAATCTAATACCTGTGAATACAGATATCGTAATCACACATACCCCAGTAGCTTACAAACTTGATTGGATTCCATCCACACAAGAATATGTAGGATGCTATGATCTAGGTAGAAGATTAGAAGACGTTAGACCAAGACTTCATGTATCAGGTCATATTCATGAAAGCTTTGGAGTTGATAGAAACCTAGATACAACTTTCATAAATGCATCAACTTGTAATGAATACTACGATGCAGCAAATGAACCGATTGTAGTCACTATTGAAGATGGTGAAGTAACCGTAGAAGATAAACAATAAAACAATGAACGTATTATACTTTACAGCTGAGTGGTGTGGTCCTTGCAAAGCATTTAAACCTATTGTAAATCAAGTTGTTCTGCAAACTGGAATAAACATACAATACGTGGATGTTGATGCATCGAGAGACTTGGCAGCAAACTACCAAATAGCATCAGTACCAACTATACTAATTCTGAAAGATGGACAAGTAGAAGCAAGAAAGTCAGGTGCTATGAGTGCAGAAGATCTGAAAAGATTTTTCTCTCAACACAGATAACGAGCTATTTATATATACAAGATCTTTGAACTACGGGGGTAAATTGGTATCGATTGCTATGAGAATGGTAATACCACATGCAGGCATTTGAGTATACTGCCTTAGAAGATACTAAACAATAACTGACGAAGTGTCAACAATGACCTTCGAAGACCTTATGGACTTCGTTGGTGCCGACTACGCCATGGCTGCTTAGTCCGCAATGGGTGTGAGTAACCTAGAAACAGAATACCACCGAGTACTCACGATCGACTCGTTAAATAAGGATGGTGTTATGGCATTCCTGCTTGAGCCATGTAATTAAGTAGGTGGTGGAAACGACCACAAAGGTCAGCCCTACTGATCAGACTTGTTCAGATCTAAGCATGTGACACGTTGGTGTTATTGTTACTTAGCAAGACGTAGGTTCGAATCCTACTACCTCCACTGGGTGCCGTTTTGTGTTTTTTAGCTATTTATACTAAAGGTATAAAATGGTTAAAAAGGAGTATGGTAGTAGAAAAAAATACCATTACATTTATAGAACAACTAATACCATTAGTGGTAGATATTATGTAGGTATGCATTCTACAAACGATCTTAACG